TGGCCCAAATCGGGTCAACGATTCGGCACGTCCTCGACAAAAAGATCCGCGGCGCCGACCAAAGTCTCGGCTCTGCTGTTTGGATGTCGGCCCTTGGTCTGGCCGATGAAACGCCATTTGCGCACTCCGCTTCGACCGTGGCGCGCCTCCTCGATCCTCGCGAAACGAGCAAGGCGGGTGGGGAAATTGCGAAGTCGACTCTGGTGCCGCAACTTGTTTCTAATGTCGCCGAAGGCTTGGACCGCGATTCGAAAGGTGTCATTCCACGGAAGACCGAGGGGCCGGTGAGCGCCATCGAATCCGGCATTCCAGGCTTACGCGAAACGCTCCCTATCGACCAACGCAAAGCGAACCGCCGACAATAATTTCCCTATGAGCAAGAACCTACAGCCATTATACACGGGTAAGGGCAAAAAGCCCGCGGCCCTCGTTCGCAGCACCGCCAAGTCCAAGGCCCTCCGAGCGAAAAACACGGATCCGATGTGCCTGATTAAGTGTAAGCAAAAATAATCCAATGATCATCGCCGACGCACTCACCCCGAACACTGGCGTCAACCTAACCATCTCAGCCTTCGTTGGCATGGCGGTGACGGTCGCCCTGGGCGTCTGGCGTATCTCCGCCCTTCTCCACGGTCTTGAGCAACGCTTTGACCGCCTTGAGCGCCGTCAAACGGAGACGTGGAGTCTGGCTGATATGCGCGCATGGGCGCGCCTGATCGACAAAGCCAATAAAGAGCTCGTGGTTCCGGATCCGGATCTCGTCACCCGAGACGCCGACTACCGCAAAGAGGGTACGCGACCCCCGCACGAATGAGCATCACTCGTGAGCACCTCGCCCAAATCCTCGCTCGTAGTGGATACGCCGTCGAAAGTGAAGGCGTCTCTCTACGGGCACGGCAACATGCGATCATTCAAGAACAAAAAGCGGCTCATCCCAGCCCGAAACGGAAAGCCGCCGCTCCTCGTGACAGACGGGCCGACAAAAAAGCAGATGGAGGGGATCATCCGCGATTTGCTCTCACTGTTTGTTTCCGCGTCTCAGACAACCGGCCACGAGACCTCGACGGGCTCCTCTCAACTATCCTCGATTGCCTCGTTACTGCCCGAGGACGACTCGCGGCAATGGATACCGGTTATCACGGTAACCAGCGTTGACTGCGACAAAGGCCACGAGGGCGTGGATATTGTGATCCGGCGCCTTTAGAGTTTGGGCGTGATGCCCGCCGCCTTCAGTTGCTCCCAGGCTTGATCGCGCTGCGCCTGAACCAGGTTCACGACCAGAGTTTCCTTTTCCAGAGAGTAAACCAATTCATCCACGAGGACGCCCACGCTCGTGGGAGCTGTCATAACAAGGGTGAGGAGGTTCCCGGTATTCGTCGGCGTGGGTGGGTTCGTGGAGCAGTCGACGAACTCTTGCGGGACATCTTTCATCCGCATGTATTCACCAATCAATGACACGAGGGCCATTTGCTGCGAGCGGCTTATCGCCAGGATAAAAGCGGGTCTCATTTCTAGCCGCTTCTTGTAGGCCGCTAATTCGGTCTCCGCAACTATCGCTCGATGCAAAAGCGCTTTTTGTCCGCGCTCGAAATCTCGCTCGCGTGCTTCTGTCGCCACGCGGAATACTTCCTCCAGGTCTTTTTGGTCGCTCATAAATTCAAAAGAGAACCGCGAAGTGCGCGTCCTCGAAAAGCCGACGCGCGAACGCTTCGCCCATTTTGTCCGTCCACCACTTCCGGTCTTTATTGGTGGTTGTGATGCAGGGTTTATTCATTCGATAAACCCAATCGTAGAAGGAGAACAGGGTCGCGGCCTGGCCTTCCCACTGCCAGTTGATTTTGTCGACGTCGTCGATGAAAAGGACTTTAAAGAAGTCGTATTGGCGGAAAAACTCATCGGCCATGCTCTTTGAGTCGTAGAGCTCGAACTCGCCGATGAGCCGCTTCACCGGGAACCACGCGAAAGGTTTATTCTGTTTGACGAAGAGCTCGTGGAGGAGCGCCCACGCCGCGCGCGTCTTTGCCGTGTCGGTTCGGCCGTAAAGGCACGGGCCTGGGTAGGTGCCATCCCAGGCCACCACTTTATCAAAGGCGGGTTTATTCGTGAGAAGGTTCCGGTCGATCAGAGAATGAAACTCCCGCGGCAGGACCCGCTTGAACCGCCCCGCACGCTCACCCTCCGCGGTGAGCTCGTAAGGCACTTCTACTTTTTCTGGTAAATGTTCGCACGCGGCCAGGAAGGCGTTGCGCCAGTCTTCGCCCTGGATCATGCGAAACTCGCTTTCCGACCGCCAGCCGAGGAATTCTTCGGCGGGAATAGGCCCTGCCAATTTTGCCGGATGCTGTCATTGATCGCACGGATCGCTTCGTCGTGGCCCCAGTCCGAAAGTTCGGCTAACTGCTTATCGAGCGTCTGTGGTTTATAGGCCGCCAGTTTTCGCATGCGGCGGTAGCTAAGCCACTCGCCCCAGGTCTGTATGAAGATTTCGGTTTTAAGGTTCTCGGGCATCTCGGGTTCGTAGTTGCTAGGGTCCCTTGTAGGGACCCTTATAGGGTCCCTAGAGTTATTCACACGGGTCTTTGATTTCGCAAGACCCCCTTGACGCCCAAGTGCCCGCGCTCGCCTTAAATAGTCCTCCTGCTCGACGGGGTAACCCCAAACGTGAACGTCTTGCGCCGTCACGAGCAGGAGCCGACCTGCGAAGGGGAGCGACTCCTTCACAACGCCGAGCATTCCCCAGGCCTCACTGGACCACGAGGCCGCGCCTTGAATTACGCCCGCGTTTTCCTGTTCCGCGCACCAGAGGAGGAGATTGAGCCACACGCCGCGCCCAGTCGCATTAGTCGCGATATACTCTGGGGCGCCGGTCAGTTTTGGGTCTAGGGTAATTTTCATGAGCGGGTCTTCCATTCCGGCAGAGAGACGGGTACGCCGTATTCGCTCGAACCCGGCCAGTTGCCCGAATCGTAGCACGTTTTGAGGAGCTTAAGGTCCTCCAGGACCTCGGTCGCGCCGATGTCCAGCGACTCCAAGTCAGGATCACGCCGGGCGCAGAGGTAAGGGGGTTTCGTTTCGACCACTGCAAAGGCGAATTGGATAAAAGCCGCCGGGATGCCCAGGACCTTCGAAACAACAAGCCGGTAAAAGGCCGCCTGGCGGTAATAGCCGTACTTCTCGAATTGGTTGTCGAAGGCCTCCAGGGATTCGATCGTCTTCACGTCGACGATGAGGGGGGCCGCCTCCGCCGAGCCATCAAACCAATCGACGCGGCTTTGAATCCCGAAGCTCGCCATTTTGTGGCGAAAGGTGACCTCGGGGCAACCGGCTTTGAAGAGGTCCGCGACACAGGGCTTTGTCCGCACTGACTCGACCATTTTGGCAGCCTTTTCCCAGTCGTTTTCGTCGATCTCTTCGCGCCCATTTGCCGCGGCGTCGAACTCCTCCCACCACTTGATCATGGCCTTCGTTTTTATGGAGGGCTTTTCCGCCTCCAACATGCGGGACGTTGGACGGCTCGGCGCCCAGTTTGGCACCATGACATATCGCTCGCTCACGGCCTTCTCGCCCTCCAGGGCGAAGGTGTGAAAGAACCTCCCGAAGCGGAACGCGGGGGTGTCGGCCCGCTCCGGGAGCTCCTTCGTTATATACCGCAGCTTATAGCGAATCGGAAAGGGTGTGAGGTCATCAAGGCGATGCGACCCCACGCAATCGGTTGCGCGATAGTCGCCGAACGGTTCATTGAGTATCTTGCCGTAATTCATCGGGTGGGGTGTCGATGTCGTCCAGGGAGCGGGTTACGTTCTTCATGGGCAGGTCGCGCGCCTCTTCGGCGGTGACTAGCCCGCGCATCTTCTCTGGCACGGCGTCGCGGTAGCCGAAGGTCCTGGCACGACTCAGAAGCATGCGGTCGGGAAATTGAGTCCATGGACCGGCCTTCCCCCACAGTTTCGCCTCTTTCGCATCGGCAATGGTGTATTCGCTGACGATGGGCTTTGACCGACCCTTGCGGTGAATTGTCACTCTCCAGCCATAGCCGTCACCCTCGCCGAATTGCTCTTGAGAGTAGTCCTCGATCAGGCCGGAGGCGTTGGCAATTCCCGGCACCGCGTCACCCCAGACGGTAGGCCGCCCGTTAATCACGGCGATATTTTGGAGTGCCGACATGGGCGGCAGCCCGAGCTCAGCCCCGTATTGAATGGCGACCAAGACCGCCTGTTTGTTTTTGAAACTGGCGGGTGCCAGGCCCGAGTCGATCACCGCCCCGGCAAAGACGAGCATCTCCTCAACCGTGGACAATTGGATGCCCTTTTCGCCCACCTTCATTAAACTGGATTTACTGGGCGCGGCGATGGGCGGCTTTTCGGGCGCTGGGGTCGTCTGAACGTCTATTGCGTGCTCGCTCATGCGTGGGTCCTCTCTTTGGCGCCAACAAGGCGCTTGCGGGGTTTGGCTGGCTCCTGGGCGGCCGGAACCTGGACCATAAAGTCGAAATAGGCGGACATCTCAGGAACACCCTTGTCCTCGGGCAGGTAGGGGAAATGAGGGGGCACTTCGTAGTCGATCCAGGCGGGCGCCATCTCGATCGTTCCCTGGCCCGTGTGGCAGTAGTGGGTCTCTTTGTAGCCGGAATAACATTCCTTGATCGTGGTTCCCGGGTAGCGCTCGAGACATTTTTGCATGGCGTCGGAGGCATCGAGGCCTTTGACCTCCACGCGCTCTTTAGACGAAAGAAGCATTCTATAGGTCAACATAGCGCCTCCCGTGGTTAATAATCGCTGGGAGGGCCTCAGAACAGCCAGCGGCACGCCGTGCCACTCGTTCGTCGATCTCCTGGGCACATGGACGGCACAGGGGGGCGCCGCGCGTGGTGTGAGACATTTCGTTTAAGTCGGGGATGGGTTCATCGCAGAGCCAGCAAATAGGGGCTTCAACACCGGCCATAAAGGCGGCGTGTTCCCCGGGGCAAGTGGGTCTTCTCATGAAATGTAAGTTCGAAGTTGGTCGCGGGGAATGCGCATGCCGATGCGGCGGATTTTCCCCTGGCGGACGTATTGTTGAATCGTCCATCGGGATTTGCCTGCCAGTTTGGCAAACTCCGTGATGGTAAGGTTGGGCCTGCGAGCCTCGTGGGCCGCTTCCTGCAGGCGAAGAAGGGCGTCGACCTTAGCCTCCAGGGCAGAGAGGCGAGCTAGGGCTTCGTCACTCATAAGGGGTCACCCCTTTAGGAGGGGTTTGTAGTGCTTTAGGATGATCCGCCGCATGACCTGGGCGGGGGTGATGTATTCAAGGGCCGCTTCCGCCTCGATTATATCGAGTACTTGTTGCGTAAGTGCGGTGGATGCAGGCTTTAACACATCTTCTCTCGGGATCGTACTGCGGTCTTTCCGCCGATGATTCCGGACAGATGGGGAAGCCGTTGCTTCTGGGGCATCGAGCAGTGGTTTCATTAAAACTCCCTTCGCTTTCGTGAACCGCGATCTTTTTAAAAGACGCGTAATGTTTTACAGGTCAATAATGTGCCCCATATGGCAAAGCGGCGTCAAAAACTTATTTCTCGCATGTCACGCATTTGAAACATAAGAACGTGAATAACACCCTATCCCCTTGGGCACCAATATGAGTAATCCAGCCGCTCGATTAACACGCTCTCCGAAAAAAGTTTCGGAGGAGCTTTTTCCGTCCCGCACCTTTGTGCCGGTTTTTTCAAGACCCCTCTTGTGCCAACCGAAACGGCACGAAAGTGGCACAAAGGGACCAGTTTACCTGGGAAAGTCGGACTCTCCTAGGGTCCATTCTTTTACCAGCTACAGAGGTAAATCCCTCTGTAGCTTTGGAAGAAAAAGTTGGAAAAAGGGGGGTATATGAGCCAAAAAACGGCACAAGATTCAGAACTACCCCGGCACAACGTGGCACAGAGCGAAAGCAAGGCGACAAAACAACTGCGCAAACTCCTCCCCAAAGGGATCAAAATCGGCTTCTGGACAGACGGCAGGTCCAAGCCTCACTTCGTTCGCTACGGCACCCAGCGAACGGTTGAATCGTTCGAGGACGAGACGGCGCGCAACGAAAGGGCGCAAGACCTGATCGACCAAGCGGCGCGGCTTGGTTCGTCGTCCCTTCAGGTCAAGGACAACGAACTCACTGAATGGTCGCTCTTTAAGGCGCAGACTAACGCTACCATGGCCGAGGTTTGGCAGGCGTGGAAGAAATACAAGGGCCAGCTGACGCTGACTTTGACGGTCTCCGAGACGGTTGGGAAGTATCTCGCCCTCCGGCGCTCCGAAGACATCGCCGAAAAGTCGACCACTTACCGGCAGATGAAGCGCCACCTCGTAGACTTCCTGGCAAAAGCCTATGGCGACCGGTTACTCGTCGATGTCACCGCAGCGGATTTGCGCGACCTACTGGCGACCGTGAAGGACCGGGACGGCAAAAAACCGGCCGCCGCGATCACCAAAAAGAGCTACCGAAAGAATTGGAACACGTTCTTTAACAGGGCTTGTGCCGAAAAATGGCTCGAAGTTAATCCTTGTGCCGAAGTTGTGCCGCCCAAGGTGATCGCCAAGGACAAGGAGCTTTTCTCGATCGAGAAGGCGTTCCACTTCCTCCAGACCAACATTCACGAGCCGGTCGTCCCGCGGATTGCCCTTGAGATGTGGGGTTTTATGCGTGCCTCCAGTGCGGCCCGAATCCTCAAGGAGCACGTGAACTTTGAGGAGAAGGGCCTCAAGATGCCCGGTAAACAGCATAAGGGCGGCAAGTGGAAGTTCCGCCAAGGACATGCCGAAGTCCTTTGGGATTGGCTTTCGCTCGCGACCGAGGAAACTTGGGCTCTCGACGAAAAGATGTACGCCGTCCGTAAAGCCCAGGCCTTTATTCGCGCGGGCTTTAAGCTCAAAAAAAGGGCGTTCCATAACATCCTCCGCCACTCTTGCATCAGCTACAATCTCGCATCGACAAAAGATGTGTCTCGTACCAGCTACCTCGCCCAGCACTCCAGTCTAACCATGACCGAAGAGTACGAGGGGGTTGCCACCGAAAAGGACGGCAAGCTCTGGGCAAAACTAACTCCGAAGGCCGTCACAAGCGGCTCGTTTGAACAGTTCATCACCTCATGAATGAAACAACCACTACCTATCAGACAACGCTCGCAGAAACCCGGCGGGAGATTGCCGAGATGGAAGCTCGGCTCGCCCGTCTTAGAAGAACCGAGAAAGCCCTCGAGGAATTAACGAATTTCCCCACCTCGACCAGCCGCCTAGTGCTCCCTGTGGACCTCGGCGCGGACAAGAAAAGGGCGCCGAAATACTTCATGGAGGACACCCTTCTAAAGAAGGTTTTTGCCGATGGAAAGTGGCTATCGAACGCAGACGTGCGAGCCGCCCTTCAGGCGCTTAAATATCCCTTCCTGGTCGATAACCACCGGCTGCGAAAGACCATCGCCCGGCTGGCCAAGGCCGGGCAACTGCAGACCAAGCATGACCGAGAATTCGTCTTTTTCGCCCTAGCCAAGAAAAAATGATTGCCCTACCAAAAGCCCTACCCTTTGGTGGGTCTTGCTTCCCGTGGCTAGACGAGTAAGCTGGGTAAAGACTTTTGGGGCGTCCTAAAAAAACGCTCCGCCAAACTAAACCCGGCCCCTGCTAGCCCAGGGAGCCGGGTTTTTTTGTGCCCGGATCACAAAGACGTACGCCCACAGCGTTAGGCGCGACTCTCATCAGAGGCTAGGCAGAGCAAAAAATTCCTCCGCGAAGCTGTTGGGACTGAATAACGGAGGTATGCTGAAAATTGCGAAACGAAGGGAAAGGCAACGGCTCTGCTGAACGTGGCCCGTGAAACGGCTCGCCGAAGGGAAAGCGAAACATGGTCGGCCTCCGCCCATGCAGTCCCTTGCTCACTCGGGAAGGCAAACGATGACCTATCAAACCATTCCAATCGTCGAATTAGAGATACGCTGCTGGACTGACCGGGACCTGGATTTCTACGGACTTCCAGCCGACTACAAAAAAGCCCGCGAGCTTTTGACCGAGCTGCGCAAAGACTACCCGCGCGACGAATTCAAATTGATCGCGATCATTGACGCCTAATTTCATGCACGCCCTAAAAGCAGGACTTCCACCGATGCCCGACCGAATCGCCGCTTTGCCGATGAGCGAGCGCGGTTACCCCGTTCCGTTCTTTGTGGCTTACGTCGACGGCAAGCCAGAATTCCGCATCGCCGACGCGCGGAAAAAGCACGACTGCATTCGCGAAAATCTTTGCTGGGTCTGCGGGCAGCGCACCGGCAAATACAAGTGTTTCCCGATTGGCCCCATGTGCGTAGTCAACCGCAACACGGCCGAGCCTCCTTGCCATCTCGATTGCGCCGAGTGGAGCGTCCAGGCCTGCCCTTTCATCCTCAATCCAAACATGGTGCGGCGAGAGAACAGCCTTCCCCCTGGCGTTACGGAGCCCGCTGGGATCGCGATCAAGCGCAACCCGGGTGTCCTGGCTTTGTATATCTGTAGCGAGTACAAGCTGACCCGCGACGGCGGAGATGGCATTCTCTTCTCCCTAGGCGAACCGCTCGGTGTGTCTTGGTGGAAAGAAGGCCGCACCGCGACGCGCGAAGAGGTGGCCGAATCCGTGGCAAGTGGCCTCCCGCTTCTATGGGAGCATTGTTACACGGAGGACGACCGCAGCGCGTTGGCGGAATACGTTGCCCGCGCCGAGCGCTGGTTTCCGAAGTCGTGAAAAAAGCCCCTCCGCTCTTCATCCTTCTTTTGTCGGCCGTGACCCTTTACGTCGCCATTTCATGGAAGGCGTTCCAGTTCAGAAATCCCACGCTTAACGATACGGCGTTTATCACGCACTTCGTGGACGTGGTTCTTTGGCGATGAAAACTCCCTGGTGGAAGCCCTATATCCGCAGGGTTGAGAAATGGGAGCTTGATGACGTCGCGATCGGCGCCAACAGACGCCGTCATCGCGAGGCCTACGGCATCAGCTTACGCACTTTCGCCAAGGCTATCGGCTTGTCTGCCCCTTACATTTCGGATCTCGAATTAGGACGGCGCCGGTGGTCCGAAGAGCTGATTCACCGCTTCGAAGTCGCGCTAGCAAAGTGCATAGAGGAAAAGCGTTAATCCAGGCGCCTCGCAGGTTTCCACCGAAACGCGGGACCACTACACGAAGCGCCCGAACCCGTATTCGAATGGTGGGCACACTTAGTGTATTTTCTACACTGTCAAGCAAGCGGTTTGATCACCGAGTCCTCGCAGCCAGGCTCCTTGCAGTCTTTATAGCCGCGCTTTACGATGAGGTGGCGCCGCAAAGCGAGGTTCCAAATGCTCCCAACGATCATGGGGTAGTCCGCTTGGTAAGCCGTGTTTTCCAGGGCGTCCATGAGGACGGTGAAACTGCCATTTCCAGGCATATCGTTACAGACCGCGATAACGGCAAGCCCATGCAGAGTGGGGCTAAAACAGAGAATGCCGTGCATCGTTTCGAAACGGTATCGCAGGATTTCCGGTTCATCTACTCCCGGCTCGGGACGTTTAAAAATTACCGTCTCCCACGGCGAAAGGCGAAGGCCCTTTTTCATCAGGGTCACGCGTAGGTCGATAGGGAAACGGATCATCGGTCTGGAATGAGGTGCGTCTTCTGAACTTCCTTAATGGCGTGGCGGAGCCTCATGACCTCCAGCCACGTTTTCGAGGCCTTCAGCTCCAGAAGCTTCCGCGGTGAGATTTTCTTATAGGTCAAGGCCTTCGTGAACACGTGGAGTTCCCCGCATTTCATACACATGGAAATGTCGCCCTGTTTCGGCACCGCTTTTTCGTCGCGCATGTGGCTGGCCGCGTCTGTGACGTATCCACACGTTAAGCACTTATTCTTTGGGGTGTGCGTCGTCTTCATCCTTTTTCCCCACCGCCTCGGCCAATTTTTCCAGCGCCGTCGTGATGGCGTTGTAGTAAGACTCGAACTCGCGGCCCTTCATCTTAAAGGCGAACGAGTCTTGTGAGTCTGTCAGAAAGTGCACGGTGAACTCGCTACAGCCGACACATTTTTGCCCTTCGTGCTCGGCGATCTTTATGGAGACTCCGCTCGCGATGAGAGCGCCCGCCTCCACGATAACTTCCATGGGCTCTTCTTTGGTTTCGTCTCTCATGGTTTCTTTTCTCCCTGCTTTTTCGCGATGTCGTTGAGTTCCGAGAGGCATCGGTGAATTACGACCTGAAATTCCAGCAGCTCGCCAATGTCGAGCTCGTGGGTGATGGTTTCCCCATCCTTCTGAATGAAGGTCACGAGGACGCGCGTTTGTGGCGACAGCTGCTCTGTTACCGCGTCGACCATCACCTTGCAGGTTACCCCGAACGATTGGATTTTTTCATTCGTTATGACCGTGTGACGATCGTCTTTCGCGGTATTGTCTCTCATTGGTTTGGTTCTCCCTTGATCTTTTTCATGTGGATCCAGGACGGCGGATTCTTCGTTAGCTTCTCCTCGAACACTTCGCAATCGCCTTCGATTTTGAACGTTTCGTGGATCAAGACTTTTCCGCCAAGCGCTTCAGCCAAGGCCCGCGAAGCTTGGTCGGCCACTATTCGGAGCTGGTGGAGGTCTCCCTTGAATTCAGAAAAGTGTTTCTTGTCTCCGCCTGTGAACGGGTCCGTGTTCGGCCCCGCGTAGTGCCGCGTGCGGTAGGCCATTCGCCAATCGTCGGTGCCATCCGGGCGCCAGATAACGGAATTACAATCACCTCCATGCGGCGGCATGGCGCGTTCGTCTACGGCGGTGAAAACCATCCGGTCAAAGTATTTTCCGGGGCAAATATCAAAGCCCGCTGCAGGGTCGTCTTTACTCATTGTTTTGGCGCGTTGTAGTTAATGATGATTTTCTCTAGGCGCTTCGCGTTAGACTCCGCTTGCGCGACCATATCACGACAAAGCTGGGCGGCCTCAGGGTGCTTTTCCACCGCCGCGAAAATCATCTCCGTGAGTTTGTAGACACCCGCGCTTTGCAGCTCATCGTCGCGCCACTTCATGAGCATTATCAGGGTTTGCTCGCGTCGGCTGGAAAGGGGGGGCGTATCAGTGGCTTCAGTTTCTTTCATTGTATCGTGGAATTGGTGACAGGCTCCGCAGTAGCGGTGCTCCTCGTCTTTTGGGTGATGGCTGACGCGCCCGCATTGTGGGCACTTGATCATAAATGGGTGATGCCTTCGGGCGTGATGAGGCTGATAGTTTCCATCGTGGTAAAGCGCCGCACCTCGATCTTCATGCCGCTCTCTTTCGAAATCTCCTCGGCGATGGGAATGTAATTCCGGAGGCGCGCCACGTCGGCGCAGACCATAGGCCAGAAGACTCCGCTCCGGTCATGAAACCCGCAAACGCCCTCCTCGCCGTCTTTGTCTTGGGAGACGAAGGCCCAGAGCTCAGTGATTTTAAAGGGGGCGCTCATTCTACTTTCCATTTCTCTAAAATGGCGTCTTGCGCCGCGTGGATTCTTTCGAGCTCAATACGGGCCTGTTCTTCCGCGCCGGGCCTGTTGGCTGAAACGTCTGTTAGATAGCGATGCATCACGGAAAAACTTTCAAGGGTGAGGGCATGTAGCTCCAGGCGGTATTTTAGCTCCAATTTTTTCGCCGCGATTTTGCGCCGCGCCTCGATCCAGTCGCGCGTTGCTCCATGCACGGCAAGACCGAATATACTGAGCGCTAAGAGGTCGCGCCATGGCTGCGGAAAAAGTGGCGGAATAAGACACAGGGGAGAAAAAAGGACGGGCCAGCGATAGAACGTGCCCCGAACCTGCTTTAAAGCGCCAGCCCACGTTTGCGTATCCATGCTTCAAGCTCCAGTTTTGCGCGTTCGAGGTCGAAATAATAGCGAGGCCAGCCGTCCGCGCCGTCGATGTAGGTGCCGGGAATTTTCTCGTCGAAACGAATATCGGGTTTTGCGTAATAGTGCCCGCGGTCGCAGTAGCCGGGCCGCTTTTCGAGAAAGATGCGCCCGTTTTTGCATTCGCATTCAAGCCAGGAAGTCCCAGCGGGCGTGCCGTCCTCGTAGGTGTCGACTTCTTTCCAGGTCATATCCATGTCTCCACGATTTGCGGTTCGTCCCACGTTTCACGCGGTATGCGGACCAAGCCGATAGGAACCACTTCGCGGGCGCCGTCCAGCGTGTCGACCTGGTAGGCCTCTTCTGTTGGGCCGTCCAGCGTGTGCCGACGAACAACGAACTTCCCTGGTGCATCGAGCGGGTTCTCGTAGATCACCCACACGTCCAGGTTTTCACGCTGGGTGGTCACAGGTTCGCTTTCAGGTGACGGATCAAATGCACGTCAACCACCTGGCGGGCGGCGCCTAGGATTAAATCCGAAAATGGCGAGGTGCCGTTACGAAAATCCGAGCGGCTCATGTGATTTGCAATGGTGAGCCCGGCCTTTTGAATCCGGTAACTCACCTGGGAATGGGAGAGCTTCGTTCGCTGGCAAATATAGGCCGTCGAAAAGCCCATGGAGGCCAAAAGGACGCAAGCGTGGTCGTCTCGGTTTGCGAGGAAGTTTACCGGTTTACCGAGTCGTTTAGGTGGCGCCTCTTCCTTTGTATCCGAAACACTCATACGGCGACCTCCAGCGCACGCTCACGCTCAGCGTGGTTGCGCTTATAGATGATTGAGCCGACCGTGGTATGCTTTAAGCCTAGCGATTTCGCGATGGCAATGGGCGCTTCCCCGGCCTTATAACGCCGGAAGATGTCGTCTTTCATTTCTTTCGAGATGACCGGCCGGAAGGTGGGCGTCGGTGGTTTTGAGGCCGCTTTCACTTTGGGCTTATTGGCGCTCGCGACCTTGTCGACATGGTACCAAATGGTCCCCGTCGACATTTTTAGCTCCATGCTAAGTTCGGTCATGTTCTTCCCTTTGGCTTTGGCCTCCTCCCATAGGCGTGCGACTTCTTTTGATTTCTCGATACCCCTTGCGAGGGATTGAACCGGCGGCGTTGCCAGTTGTTTGGGCGCTTCCGGTTCGTTGAATTGCCCGGCAGCGAAGGCCATCGAAAGCGCGATTGCCTTGATATTACAGCCACAGTTGGGGCAAAAGTTTGGCCCCGTCATTGGATTTAGTTGGTTATTCATGGGAGAAATTACCGGTTGAACCACAGCTCTAGTTGCTGGACCACTTGCCAAACTCCGCCCCGCAGGAACGTGTATTGGCCGCTCGGAACGGAGTCCTTCACTTGGTCGTTCCACGCGTGGCTCATGAAGTGCATCGCGACGGCCCACTCGCAATTCACCGGGCGCGGCTTGGTGTCCTGCTCGAATAGCCGCAAGTCGAGCGCCAGGTTTTTTGAGTCGCAGGCTTCTTTGATTATATCGAACTCGTCTTTACGCATGCCGAGGAGGGCAACAGTCGGAAGTTTTTCTTTTGGTAGCGCTGGGATCGTTACGCGCTGCTTTTCCAGCGTCGAAATACGTTCGTTAAGCTTCTCAATATCCTCCATGAGCATTTGGTTTAGCTCCTTAGTCTCGCGAACCGTCGTTTCTATATTTCGGAGGTAACTTAAAAAGCCGGTTAGGGTGTCACCTGGGGTTTCTGTCGGGGCTATCGGCGGGGCTGGGGGTAACTCTACTCTCGGGACGGCTTCAGCGGTCGGGGTGATCGTTATGGGAGGCGGCGGGGCTTCTATCTTTGGCTCTTCCCTCGGGTTCTTCATGAACTTTTCTAAGAGAAGTTCGTCGCGATCGTTGAGGAGTGCGCTCCCCGCTAACTTTCGGTGGCGTTCCCGCGGTAAGAGTTGGTTTTGTGCTGACCGAACTTCCTCGATCAGGATCGCTCGCCCTATTCGGTCTCCTGGCATCGGGATTTGTCCCATCCCTCGCGCCTTCATTCGGTTCACGGCTAACGCCATCACGTTTTCTGTTTCGTTAATGGTCCAGCAAACGCGGGCTTTGCGCGTGTGGAGTGGAAGGGAAACCTGGGTCGGCTCCTCGACCTTCACTTCCTCGGGAACGTCCTCTTTTTCGGGTATTGGAGGGGCCTTTAGCGCCCCTTCGCCTGTGAGTTCCTTCCACCGCTCTTCCATCACTGGGACGATTCCCGCTTTCTGAACGTGCAAGAATTCAGAAATCCAGCGGTGACGCGCCTTCGGTAAGACCTGCCTTTGCGCCCAATCCACGCACCGCGTGGTGCTGTGGGCGCCGTAGCTGGGAAACTTCGTGCATTTTAGGGCCAGCATTCGTTCGACGGCCTTGTGGGCAACGGCGATTTGTTCCTCGGGGTTCCATATCTTCCAACCCGCTTTCGTTTCCGCCAGAGTTTCAGAGACCATAGGTATGCAAGTTTTGGTTACGCGTTCCGCCATTCATGGGACCCCTTTAAAGACTAGGCCCCGTTAAGTCCGCTAAAGCGCGGTGGGGTCTTATTCGCTCAAGGGTGGTCCCTCTCATTGGTGTTCCGGTTTAGGCGGAACAGAGCGGAGATCAATAACTATTTACCAAATAGGCACAAAAAAGCCCCGGTCTTGGAAAACCGGGGCGGCACTTTGGAGGGTCTTACTTGCGCTTACCGGGCGGCCGTCCGCCCTTCTTCCCGTTGGCTTTGGCGCTTTGCGCCTTGGCTTTGGACGAGGCCGAGCCACCCAGGGAGCCAATGCGCGAAAAGTGCGCTCGCGCTTCGGGTGTGCGAAAGATCGAGAGGATTTCCTTCGCTTTTTTCTGGGCGTCGTCGGAGTTCATGCGGCTTTGCGTTTGCGGGTCTTGGTGGCGACGTGCGAGATTTGGCTCGCGTGAACAATCGCAAGGCTACCGTCCGCGCCGTCGATGTAAACCCGCGAACCCATCACAGAGACGTGGAGGTATTCTGGGTGCGGGACGGTGAAAGTTTTGCCGCCCGTCGTGGCGATTTCGAACGGCCGGAAAGGCTCCGCCGCTAGAAGCGATTGCACGCTCGCGAGCGCTTCAATCTTGGAATGCATGTTATGGTCTGGAGTCATGAGGAGGAAAGGCTAAGCTTGCTTGGGTTTGGTTGGCAATGGCAATCAAGAGGCGGCACGGATAGCGGCCCGTAAACGAATCCAGGCGTCAGCTTTCGCTTTGGTGGGCTCCGCGTCTAGGTAGGCGGCAGATAATGCGCTAGCGGCGGCCAGGAGCTCGGGAGAACCGGCAAAGAGGCGTGCGTTTGCATCCTGGCAATTGACGCCGTCGACGAAGTTGGGTGGAACGAACGCGACGAAGCAGGCGCATTCCGGGCCGTTGTCTTCGATAGCAAGGAAACCTTTGAGGCCTTCGCAAGACATTGGGGTTTCGTCGCTGACCGAATAGGGGCCGGGCGTGTGTTTGGGTTGAGTAGTATTATTCATGAGAGAGAAGTGTTCAGCCAAAAGCCCCGCGAACTCTCCGGAGTCGCGGGGCGAAAAGCGGATGCGGGGCGGCTTGCTTTAGATGAGCCCAGCGGAGCGAAAGGAGTAATAGCCGAGGCCTTGCGGGTCCTCGCTCTTCTCGCCAATGATGACGTGGTCAACCAGGTCTATGCCCACGGTTTTTGCAGCGTCGCGAAGTTGGCGCGTAACCTGAATGTCAGCTTGCGAGGGTGTTGGATCGCCTGAGGGATGGTTATGCACGCAAATGATAGCGCACGCGTTACTGAGGATTGCCGGGCGGAAGACTTCGCGAGGGTGAACAAGCGAGTTGGTTTGCGTCCCGAGGGTGACGCAATGGCGAGCGCGAGCGCGGTTTTTGCGATTGAGGCAAATAACCCAAAAACTTTCTTGCTCGGGGCGTTCGTCGAAAGCGCCCTTCATATAGCCGGGCACTTGGTCAGCGCGGCCCACGTGGGGAGCTTTGCCGTGTTCGGACTCGGAAACGCAAAGGTACTGGAGTTTGATTTCGTATTGCTTCATAAGAGCTGGAAAGGCTGTAGTGAAAGAGTGGTTACGCCCTGGCTTCGCTGATGACCTTGCGAGCCATCTTGACGAATTTTGCCCATTCCCGATTGGCGTCTTGCATGGAGAGTTTAGGCGCGAAACGGTTTTTGCCGTTGGTGAGGCCAACGACGAATTCGAGCGCGGTGAGCATGTCAGGCGCAGCAGCGAACAAAGGGCCGACTTTGCGCTCGTGGCCCTCCTTGGTGAGCGTGGCGAGACGCGGGGTGAATTCGCTCCCCTTGTCGTTAATTCCGTGACCGTCGAAAGAGTATTGATTAGGCATATAAATTGAAGTGAGAAAGTGAATACAGGTTAGGACGCGTAAATCTTGCCATCGTCGCCTAGGTAAAGATCAGTCGAGCCGTAGGCCTTGGACGCGTCAGAAAGGCGCTTGCCGAGGTCGCCTAAGCCACGATCCCAGAAACCCGCACCGTGACGGTTTTTCGTCAGCCAGAAGTCATGCCCAGCCGAATCCATGGACAACTCGAACGCGTAGGCGCTTAAATCGTCGTAATTCTCGTGCATGAAGTCGCGACACTCGCGAGCCATGGAAAGGGCGGAGGAAAGCGCTATATCCTCGCGAGAATAGTTCGCGTCAAACGGTTCGCCTCCACTCTCGGTGGATTCGTCGTGAGAGGACCAAAGTGCACAGGTGAGAAAGCCAGTGAAGAACTGGCGGAAATCGGATTCAGTTGTTTTCATGAGAAGATTGCTTTGCAGCATGGAGCCCGGGCTAATCGGGCTCGGTGCTGGAAATCAAAGGGAGTAGGTACGGAGGAAGAACGCGTCCGCGTCGTGCTCTTCCGATGGCTCACAAACCGAGTAGGCTTGCGGCACGAACGGTGCGCGGAATGCCTCGCAAAAGGCTTTTTGCTCCGCGTTGTGGCGTGCGATGTCAGCGCATTCGCACGCGTTTAGTTCTGCCGCGAATTGCTCAGCGGAAGCGCGAGAGGCGAAGGAAGCCACGCTTGCACCGTTGAAGGGCGAAATGACGAGATAGTTCACGAGACCTCCTTACTACGCAAAAGCGTCTCTTGTTTCTCGCGAACGTGGTTTGCGACCTCAAACGCGAGATCGCGAACCGCGCAGAGTTCCGCGTCGTTGGATGGCGGAGCGTAATTGCGGTAATAGGAAAACCAATACTCGAAATAGTAGGCGCTAGCGTAATCAGAACCCCAGCCGTCTTTAGAGATGTCGCGAATAATAACGAGACCGCCATGGGCGCCAGTCTCGCGCGAAACTCCGATTTCTCGGAATTCGTTTTTAAACCAGGTGACACGACCGGCAACCAGATCAGACAAAGCGAGTGCGGCCGCGTCCCGCTCGCGTGTGACTCGCTCAAGGTTGAGCTCAGTTTGCTGCAAAACGAGAGACTTGCGACGTGCGCTCATTTGCTCGCCCTCCGTGACGCAACGACAGACCGGCCGTAAGCATCCATGAACTTAGACTCGGAGGGAATTGCGCGAAACCCGAGATTTCCGCAGGGTCGAACGTGCAAGAACCCTTTGCTAAAGCGCGCCGAAGTGCACCGGTAGCTTCCTACCAGGTAAAAGCCATCAGGCAGGCTGTTGAGCTCGCGCACCAGTCGGCGCAAATAGAGCGGGTCAGTGACAGAGAGAAGTGGTTTCATGAGGACCACAGAATAACCCAAGCGCGCTTAGGTTGTCATCAAGTATTTCCACCAAAGACCCTATTAACGCACATCCAAGGGTATAGGCTTGAAATTATCTTGACGTGACTCTTTAAAATTGGGGAAGGGGGTCCCCATCTCCTTCCGAGGGGTTTACAGAGGTGTTTGACTGCGCAAATAGACGCGCTAAAGCGTCTTACCGATGATTGCCGTTAAACCACGCCGAAAAAGGACCACGTACTCACCGGCCCAAATGGCCAAAGCGAAAGCGCTCTACGTAGTCAAAGGACTGGGACCAAGTGAGATTTGCAAAGCTCTGGATATACCGAGCGACACGATGCGCAATTGGACGACGCGAGGGCAATGGGTGGCGGAAAGGAAAGCAAGGCTGGCGAGATTGGAGAAAAACGCGGTTGCACGCGCCACCGACGAAAACGCGGCCTTCCTTGAGTCGATGGCAACCCAAGCGGAAGAGCTAGCAGAGGACGGCATGCAACTCGCTCGTGATCATGTAAAAAGCGCGTCCGATTTCGCTGCGCGCAACTTCCAAAGCGCAACGCAAGGCGTGAAAAACGTTGTCGACATCTACTTTAAAGCGAAGGGACTGGACGGAAAGAACGGCGGGAATTCCGTGGTCAATATCGGCTCGGTTTATGTCAATAACGCTCCGCTTCAGAGAGAAGCAAAGCCCGCTTTGGACCTAGGGAAGGTCCAGCTTTCCGAGGGAAGCACGTAGCGTGTGCCGCGCTGTGCCGTTTTGCGTAGGCCTTGCGTAGTGCGCTGTGTGTCGTGACGCGTAGCGTGTCGTGTGACGCGTAGACCCTCCGGGGGAGGGGGCCACCCCCCGCGCCACGAGCCCCCGGCTTCTCCGCATAAGCCCCTTCCACACTGTTGACTCTCGGGCACGGGCCGAATCTCCTCCCATCCTCTGCTCGGATCGAAACGAGGAGCCGTCTATTCTAGAGGACGGACCTGATCCTGAAAGCCACTTTCTTCGCGAGCCTGTTGGCAAGTGGGTTCAAGTCCCACCGAGCAGAGATTTGCTCCCCCTTCCACACTGCTCGGGTTCGCGTACGGGCCCACCTAGGCCGCCTTTTCCTGCCCGTTGTAGTCGATATAATCGACCCGGTAAGCCTCGTCAAAAAGCCCGCGCGTGGGTGTGGATTCGATTGCGGTTTTCGCGACTCTATTCCACTCGGTGCGCATTTGGTGGCAGATCTTACAGAGGCATTCGAGTTGCTCGTCGGGAACATCCCAAAGGAAGCCGCCGCGGATCGGGTAGCGCAGGTGGTGGACGTGGAGTTGGATTTGATTCGCCCCGCAGGCCTGGCAGGTGAAGTGCTCGCGGTTCATGATGCGGAGACGTTTCTTTTGCCACTCCGGGTGCTCTATCATTTCTTGGAATGTCATAATGCCGCAACTGCTAGGGCGGCGCCGCGGGGTCCGGCAAAATATCTTTTTTTGTAATGGGGTGCGGTGGACGTCAGCGGACGACATGGGACGACACCCGACATCATCAATTTAGCTGGGCCACCGGCACCTAGCGGCACACACCGGCACCCAAATGCACATGATACCAATTACATACAATCGCGGACTTTTGCGGGCATTTGCGAAATCAAGCTTTTTATTTTCTAGTGCCCTCTTCTGTCGGCAGTGTGCGTAGGCTGGTGTCCTACGTCGGTGGGTCTGCAAGCCCATCGCATCGAGAGGACGCTCTCGGCCAACGTCGGAATAGCCCCGGCCTGCCGACTCCAGCCCTTCCCACACTTCTCCTCGCATGTGCGGGCCAAAAATTTTGAGCCGGTTGAACGAAGCGGTCCCTTTCGATCTATGCCCCTATTTCTGGATCGCCTCTTTTCCTGGCTGGCGGGGCGCCCTTTCGGGCATGCCTTTGGTCTCAACAAACCGGGCTGTCGGCTCAAAACTTTTGGCCTCCATCGCCTTTAAGACCCAGTAGAGGTCGCGGGCGTCGATCGTGATGTCATAATTCTCGCCCTCCGGCCTGTGTGAATTGATCCGGTCGGCGAGGCGCTGGTAGCAGGCCTGGGTGTGTCGTTCGTTCATCGTATTCTAGGGTCCCTACAAGGGTCCCTCTTAGGGGGCCTAGCCCCCGATTTGGATTCCTGGGGTGTTGGATTCTACGATCTCGGCGCCATAGAAGGCGTAGTGGTCGGATGCCACCACGACCCAATGGTGCTCACGGTCCATGTAATCGCGGAATTTGCCTCCTGGATTTGGTCTACGATTGTTTGCATTGGGTCGGCTTTCATCGGCCGTACGTGACGCGTTTCCGGATCCCCAGTTTTTCAGCGCACGCCTTGCAGTAGTCTTTTGATCGTCGGTGTATCCAGCCCTCGCACTTTCGGGCACTCTCACGTTGGAGTTTGCCGGGCTGGTGCTTGGCGTCGCCATCACTATAGGTTTTTCCGCAAGGGCCGTCGCAGCCAAGGATGGTTTCGATTGTGAGGCTCATGGGTACAAAATCGGCCCCGTGAATTTCAACTTCGCCCCCATTTTCACCAGCTCTGCAGACTCGCCCGCGTCCATATAACGATCAAACCCTTCCTCGAAAAAGCGACACCACACGTAGGGGCCGTTCTCGTTTTTGAGGTCGATCTTTCTGTGTCTCACTCCTACGCCCACCTCCGCAATCACTGGCCGGTTGAAATTCCAGCCCTCGAACCACCAGTAGCTTTCGGTTAAAGGCGGCTGAATCGCGGCGCGGACTTCGTCCAGGGAGGGGAGGCGGTTTTCGATTGTGAGGCTCATTTTTTGTTCAGCCTCGCGATCAGAGCCTCGGCCATCCACACAGCCAGGTTTGCCACCTCTTCTTGGTCGAGCCCCTTGATACCGCCGTTAAACGTGTTTGGGGAAACCATGATCGCCGCCATGGCGAGCCCCGCGTAGTATTCGCGCAAGGTGATGCCGGGGTAGGGTGCCGGTGGTTCACTCATGGGAAACGGCGCGCTCCACCGCGTTTTCACTCGCCATGCCCAGAACCACGCGGAGCAGTTGCGCCTCTTGCGCTGGGGTGAGAACCACGGTGACCTGGGTGTCCCACATGATGACTTTCGTGAGGCGTCGAGGGGGCGCGATCGTTGGATTCTCATCAGGGTTTTCGCTCATGATTTCATCCTGAACTCTCTGGCTTTTAGTAGGAGCTTAACCGCCTCGTGGAAATAGTAGTCGTCGTCCTTCCACTCTATGGGCTCGCGGTCGCCCATTTTAATGAGGAGTGAGATGTGGGCGATTTCGTAGTCGGAGTAGCCGAGCTCGGCCACGGTCGGCCATCCGGCCTCGATACTCTGTCCCTTTTCGAGTTTGGCTTTCTTCATGGTCCAGTCCTTTGAGATTTGAAATTTCACCGCAGTTCTTTGTTGAAGGCCGCCTTCACTTTCAAAGCCATCTCCAGCTCCTTTTCGTTCGCCTTTTTCGCGGCCTTTTCCTCCTGGAGATTTCGGTCGTCTAAGTTTTGCAGCGCCCGCGCGAAAAGGAAGCGCATCTCTCCGTCTGTTAATTCGGCGAGTCCGAGAAGCAGTTGTTCCCGGGTGAAACTGATTGGCCAGTGGTTGGTGTAGCTCATGGTTTCGGTGCCCACCGCACCCATCTCCGCAGAAAGTCTGCCACGTATTCCTCTGACGCGTCATTGCATCCCGCTCGATGCTGGATCACGAACTCGGACTCAAGACAACGCGCGACGTAAGCCCAGTCCTGTGGCTTAACTTTCGCGGCTTCGGCCCTTGCTTCACGGTACGCCTTGAGCGCCACCCAGACGTTGAATGCGTCGGGGTCTCGGTTCTGAGGGTCGTCCATCCAGTTTTGAAGGGCGTCTGCCAGTTGGTCGGCTGCGGTTTCGAGGTCCATAGTCACACGTCCTTATACCAAGGGTCTTCGTCGGGCTTTTCCTCCCTGATTTCCTGGAGTACAGAGTGTTTAAGCCGCGCCTTTAATTCGTTGATTGCAGTACTGAGATTTAGGATACGGTCGTGGTGAACCCGTGGGTCGGCGGCAATTAGCTGCGATCGTTTTTCGTCCGCTGCGAAAATCAGCTCCACGAGTTCAGGTTTGGAGAAATCGGTGTTCATGGCTTTTCCTCCAGTAGCGGCTCCACGAGCGCCTCGAATTCCTTTGGTCCCGTCGCGTACCAAACTTTGCGCAGCGCGGAGCGAAGTGCGTCTCGCTCCCTTTGCGTGTCGTGGAGCTCCATCGCCGCCCCGAATTCAGGGCACCCGCTTAAATCGTCCGCCCGCGCGCAGCCAGGAAAGCCGCGTTTGCACTTACCCATTTCCTCCGCGGGGAGTTGGCAATAAATGCACGGGTCTTTGGAGGTGGCTAGGGCGGCGCGTAGATGGGTGTTTTCTGTCGTCACTCTTTCGACCTTGGCTTTCAGTTCCAGCACCCCTTTGCGAAGCTCCTCTAATTGCGCCCTCCGTTCGTTCGACGGCGCCTTAATCTCGAGACCGATTTCGTCCGCCAGTTTGAGCACAAACACCTCGTAAAAGGCGACGCGGCCCAGTGCCTTAACCACCCGATCCTCGGACATGGCGAGCCAATCCCCGCGATCCTTGTAGGCTTTTTCCAGTTCGGCCACCTTGGTCTCGGCTTTGTCGGCGCGCTCACCCTCGAATTCAATATTCTCCTCTGCGAGGGCCAGTAGTGCGCGAAGCTCTTCGGCGTCAAGCTCCTCCTTGGGTTTTGCGAGCCAAACGTAGTGACACGTTGGGCACTGCCAGCCAAAAAGGGGCGCCAGCGTGGCCTTGAGTTCTCCGCCGCACTCGGGGCATGGATCCATTTTACCCATATTAGTTTACTTTGCGCGGCTCACTGTTCTCGATCCGCCGAGCTGGCGGGGTGAAGGTGATGCGAAATTCTCCAAAAGGGTTTTGCTCCTTGGTTGTCTCCGCTCGGGTTTGCCAGCCTTGCGCCTGGGCACGTTCGATCCATCCTTGGACAGTGCGGCGAAGCGCACCGGTCATGTGGAAAAGCGAGATCGTCGCAGTGAACTCACGGAGTTGTCTCATGGGTTGCCGTCTGGACTTCGAGTCCCTCTACCGCGGCCTTCTTTGCTTCCGCCTCGCCTGCGGTCTTGAATTTCCAAGGGCCTGTATCATCTCCACCAATACGCCACTTACGATTTAGGAGAACTTCGACGGTGTGGAACTGCTCGACTTTGATGCCTTTGTCTTGGCCGGTCAGGTAGAGCTGGTTTTTGATGCGGGCTTTTAGTTTCATAGGGCTCACGTTTATTCGAGGTGATTTGAATGGTGATCGTGGAATCGGGGGCCAGCTCTGCGATTGCGTACATGATTTTCAATTCCGGCCAAAGATTCGAGAGTGCCTCCAGTTGCTCCAGGGTCAGAGGGGTTTTCTTTGTCTTCCAGAGGGGTTTGGTGGCCATAAAAGTTATTCCACGGCCGATCCGTCTTCGTCGTCGGCAAAATATTTAGAGGCGCGCGCCGCTCCCTCCACGAGGTCAGCGCCAGTCATCGAGGCAAGAACGATACACAGAGCCACGCCGTTGACCTCGACTTTCACCAAGGGGCCTGGTGGCGGAGAATTCGCCAGAGACTCGGAAAGCATGTCGAGAGCGTCTTTCAGGAGCTTCACTTGCACGCGGCCGGGCAGGTTATGGAAATCGCTCACGGGTCGGGCGCCTTTCTTTGTTGCTCCTCGAAATAATAGATCAAGAGGTTGAGAGTCCGCAGCATGGTCGCCGCGTCGGCATATCGCAGAGTCACCTTGCCGGTCTTGTGGTCGAAGGCTTGGTCCATTTCTCTTTCGATCCGGTCCAGGGTTTCCTTTACGTCGCCGAGGACGAGTTTCGAGGCGTGCGACATTTTTGCTCCAAAGTTTTGCGGGCGAGTGAGCCCTTCTCGAACGAGAATTCGTTAGTCGTCGCGCGCGCGTAGAACTCTAAAGCGGTGCGCAATCGAAAATTTTCTTCCGCCAAGTCTGCGCTCTCCACTGACTTGGGCTCTTCGTCTCTTCCTGGGTCCACCATATGCCAAACATGTGTGCAATGTCTCGCATTTGTCTAGTCCCTTTTTATTCAAAGGGTGATTTAAGGTAGGGTCTTGGTGCGCCGTTTAACTGGGTTCTAAGAATGGTTTTATAGGTGGAGTTGGTGCTCCCCAGAGGTAAATTCCCCTCTGGGGAGACGTTGTTCCACGTGGAGCCACAAGGGTATACCCTTTGGATTGCCATAAGAATGCCATTCTTATAGGCGTTACTTCTGACGATGAGTGACGGCTGGAAAAAACCGCCCCCAGGGCATGATCTCATTTATGGGTCTTTCTGGCCAAAGGGCGCATCGCTCCTCCCGCTCGAACTCGCCTGCTACCGCGAGAACCGCAAGCCCGAGGACGGCGGACTCGGAGCCTATAAGCATTTCCGGAACGCCTGGCGGATCGTTTGGCCGCATTTCGATTGGAACGACTGGAGTAAAATTATCTGCGAGGCGTGGTGTGAGTACTCGCGGATTTCGATCATGGGCCACGGTGCGGCGGGCAAGACCTACAACCTGGCGTTTTGCGCCTACCTCGACTGGTTAGCCGAGCCCTTCACGACGATGACGTCCCTTACGACGGTCACGGCGGACGGCCTTCGCCTTCGCATGTGGGGCGACCTCATGCGCGCTCACGAGTCGGTGGCGCCCGAGGTTCGGCAGATGCTCAAGGTTTACTCGAGCAGTAACCGGATGAACGTCATGTTCGACGTCGAGGCCGCCGGAGGAATGAAGACCCACGAGTTCGATAAATATATTATCGAGGGCATGGCCACGAGCCGCACCGCGGACGCCTCAGGCCGGATTCGTGGTAAGCACGCGCCCAGGCGCCGCCTCATTCTGGACGAGGCCGACGACATGCCGACCGTGATTTACGAGACCTTCGCCAACGTGCGCACCGACCCGGACGTGAAGATCGTGGACATGTCGAACGCCATCGACCGGTACACCGATTTCGGCAAGGCCTGTGAGCCGATAGGAGGCTGGACATCCATCCACGACACGGACCTCTTTTGGAAAACGAAACAGGGCGGCATCTGCATTCACCTGGACGGGCTTCAAAACCCGAACATGAAAACGGGGCTGATCGACGGGAAGAAGCGTTACGCCTATATGCTCGGGCCGACCGAGATCGAGGAGATCCGGAAACAGTTCGGCGAGCATTCCAAAGAGTGGTGGAGTTACGTCCGCGGATTTTTCCCGCCGGATGGCATTGTCTCGCGCGTCTGGCCCACGGCCGCGATCGAGAGAGCCCGCCAAATCTTACAGTTCGACTTTGCGCCCGAGGCCTGCGCCGCACTGGACCCGGCCTTCAGTTACGACGATTGCGTTCTTCACCGCGGCGAAAAAGGAAAACTCCGCGACGGCCGGATGGCGATCAATGGCGTTGAGTCGGTGAAAATCCAGGTGAAGCAAGGTCAGGGCCTTGAGCCTGAGGACTACCAAGTCGCCCATGAGGTAATGCGCCTATGTGCTCTCTGGGGTGTTTCACCACGGAATTTCATCCAGGACAAGACGGGCAACGCGCGCGGCGTCTACGCGATTTTGCAAAAGGAGTGGTCGCCGGACGTAGTGGGAATAAACTACGGCGGGGAGGCGACGGAGCGGCCCTTGCGGGCAGGCCAGGTCGATAAAGCGTGCGACGTCGTGCGCTATTTCGTATCGGAACTCTGGTTCCGAGCCTCCTACTTGGCGTACGACGGCCTTCTCGGCGGTCTGGACCGGCTGAACAAAAAGACGCTCGATGATCTTCACGTGCGCCGCTATGAGAACAAACAGTTCACCAAGGGCAAACTCTCCCAGGTCGAAACGAAGGATGAACTCAAGAAGCGGCTCGGCCGCTCGCCCGACAACGGCGACGCGTATTGCCAGTTCTCGGAACTCCTGGTGCTGGATTTCGCGCTGCAGGCCAGCAAAGACGAGCGTTTGCCGGTCAGCCAGAAATGGCACGCTCAGCGGCTTCGTGCCCAGAAAGCGGCGCGCCTCTACGAGCGAGAATACGTCGACGTCGAGGTCTGGTAAGGCCCACACAAGACCCGCCAAAGGGCACGGTCTTTGTTCTGTTTTTTCTTGAACACAAGGGTATACCCTTGTGAGTTAGAGCCATGAGCGAAATGGCTGCCATGTCTGTCGCCGCTTGCGGGCTGGCGAATAAGTACGGGGCTGGGACAAACCTTCTCGCCGCCAAACCGAAAGAGTGGGACCAACCGGGCCTCATCACGAACGCGGCCCACCAACGCAATCAAGCGTCGTCGCACCTCATGAGGCTCGCGCAAGGTTACGAGCCCGTGAACCCAAATGCCGGAATCTCCATCCTGACCAAATCTATGCCCACCAAACGTCTCGTCCGTGTTTTCCTCGTCGACCCCAACGAAAGCGTTCCGCTCGACTCCTCGATGCTCTACAAGTCCGATGAGAAATTGACCGACCTCACCGACCAAGAGCTCTTTTTCGAAATCCCCGTCCAGGAGCTTCTCACGAAGCACAACGCCCTGCGCGCAACGCTCCTGGATAAGGCAGCCACGAAGCGCAGTAATAAGGACGTGATGCTAGAGCCCGCGAAAATCCGCGACCTCACCATGACGGTCTTGGTTCTCGAAACGTGGTAAAGGACGACCTCCAAGAACGAATCGACCGCCACTTTAAAGGGCGGGCGGACATCGAGACCCAGGAGCTTGAGTGGCACCGGGAGTTCGGCTGCCTCATGCGCGCTCAACGCGTGGCCAGCGGCCTAAGTATTCGTTCCATGGCGATCCTCCTGGACCTAGCGCCCTCCGGCCTTTGCGACTACGAAAACGGAAAGCGTCGCTGGACCCCGCAACTCGCAAAGGTGTACCTCGAAATCGTCGACCACAAAACCCGTCTCCTCAATGGCGTATCTTAAGATCCCCAGTCAGCAGCCCCCGGGAGGTTGGATTTATTTCCAGAAGGAGACGCGCAAATGGTTCACGGGCGACCAAGGCCTAAAAGAGATGGCCGAGGAAATCGCCGAGCATCGCCGTTACCGCGAGCTCCCGCGCGCGACGCCCGACGAAGCCCTGGAGGATATTCACGAGCAAATCTGCAACCGCATTGGCCCCGAGCACTGCCGCCCGAATAAGGGTGAGGACTGGCGGCCTATCCGCCGCGACTACACCCGCAACTTGGATTCCGAAATGGCGGTTGGGTTCACGAAGGGGTTTCTCGAGTTTGTGAAGGGCCACGGCGAAATGGTGGCCGAGCCTGAGGTGACGCGGCGTGCGAATATTTGTCTGTCGTGCCCGCTCAATATGAAGGCCGAGGGCTGCGCCGGTTGCACCACGCTCTACCACCTGATCAACGCGGCCATCCCGGCGCGCCGCCAGGTGGGCGGCCTGGAAATCTGCGCGGCCTGTGGCTGTGGGCTGAAAGCAAAGGTAAACATGCCGCGGGTCGTGATCGAGAAAGCAGACGAGGGCCGCGATTTAGTTTACCCCTTGTGGTGTTGGAATAACCCGGCAAGCGAAGCGTATTTGCCCTTTTAAACTCCGTGCATATTCTAACGAGTCGGGACGGGATTGACCTCGGAGCCAGAGGCGGCTGGCCCGCTGGGAAATACTTGGTGGAGGACATGGCGGGGGCCACCTATATCCAGGTGGGGCACCGCGGCGCCACGACCATGAATTACCTGGATGGCAACCCGCGGCCCTTCGACGAAAAGGAGGACTGGAACGGGAAGAAGATCCTCATTATTCGCCCCGGCGGATTTGGCGACCTCCTCTTTTGCACGCCCTCGATTCACGAGATTAAGCGCCGCTGGCCCACGGCGGAAGTTCACGTGTGCGTGTATTCAATGTTTCAAGACATCCTCTTCGCTAACCCCGAGGTGGATAAGATCGTATCGTATCCGATTTCCTTGGACGACGCCGAGGAATACCACGCGTGGATTTTCTTAGAGAACGTGATCGAGGGTAACCCCGAGGCAGAGAAACTCCATGCCGTCGACGTGGTGGCAAAACGTATCGGGCTCACCCACCTGGACGAGAAGGCGATGCGCTACGAATTGACCGAGGAGGAAAAGCTTTGGGCCTTGGACAAGTTCCCTCGCACCAACGCCAAGCGGATCGCAATCCAGGTAGAGGCCAGTGGCAGGGCGCGCACCTATCCCGGCAACTTGATGACCGAGGTGATTATCCGCCTGGCTCAAAAGAGCCGGGAGGTTTACCTCCTTGGAACACCCTACAAGGTGAAGACTCGCTCAACGCCGCTTGTGCGAAACCTGATGATCGAGAACCTCTCGTTTAGGCAGTCGGTTGCCGCCATGACCGCATGCGACGTGGTCCTCGGCCCCGACTCGGTGATGGTTCACATTGCGGGCGCTCTTCAGATGCCCGCCCTGGGGCTTTACGCCGCGTTCCCCTGGACTCTGCGAACGGCCTACGCCCCCACGGTGCAAGCGATCCAGGGGCACGGAGGCTGCGACTTGGCGCCCTGTTTCTACCACGGGAGCCAGTTGGCGCCCAACTTCCCTTTCAACGGCCCCTGTAACAAAAGCCAGCGCTGTGAACCGATGGCTCGGATCCAGCCCGAGAGGATCATTGCGACCCTCGACCGAATGCTCGCCACCCTATGAAATTCACGGTCTCCATTCTTTGCTATAAAGCGCTGCATTTGGCGCGAGGCTGCATTCGCTCCGTCCTCGATTATTCACCGGCCGACACGTACCTGATTTTAACCGACAACGGGTCGCCGCACGACGTCGGCGTCTTCTTTGACCAAGTGGCCGCGGAGCATCCCGGCCGGGTGACGGTGATTCACAACCCGAAAAACGAGGGCTTTATTGAACCCAACCGGCGGGCCTTGGCGCTCACCGATAGCGAGTTTTTCGTCATGCTAAACGACGACACGCAAGTGCCGCCGGGTTGGCTGGAGGCGATGGAGAAACCGTTCCGCGAGTTCCCGAAGGCGGCCTTGGCGGGGCTCTCCGGTGGCTGCCAAATGCTCACCAATGATTTTCACGGGCGCCAGGGTGGGAATTTCGAGTACCTGGAGGGCAGTTGCCTCATGTGCAAAACCGAAATCGTAAAACGCGAAGGCCTCTTCGCTCCGTATTTGGAATTCGCATACGGAGAGGACTCCGACCTTTCGCTTCGCCTGCGCAAACTGGGCTACACCCTTCACAAGGTGGATTTGCCGCTTCGCCATCAAAGAGCCGCGACTTCGGCCCACATCCCGAACATCAATCAAATCCAGGCGAAAAACCACGCTGTTCTCCGCAAGAAGTGGAACCACTATCTTAGGATTCGGAAGTTTGATTTCCCTATTCTCATTCGGCGCTGGGCGGCTCGCGGTGACGTGGTCCTCGTGACGGCGATCTTGGAGCGACTCGCCCGGGAAAATCCCCTTTCGCCAATTCTCATTGAGACGGCCTTTCCGGAGACCTTCGCGGGTAACCCGCACGTGAGCCGGGCCGCGACGAAGATCGACCGCAACCACGAGATGCGCGTCATTAATCTCGACATGAGTTACGAGAGTAAAATCCGCACTCACATCTGCGCGGCCTACGCCGCCGCGGCAGAACTCTCAATCGATAAGTTCGTGACGCGGCTCTATCCAAACGAGCTCCACAAAAAGTACGCGGATTCACTGCTTAAGAAAGGCGATTGGTGCGCGATCCACGCGGGACCCACGACCTGGCCCGGGAAAAATTGGCCGAAGGAGCGGTGGAATGACGTCATCGCTCACGTGAAAAAAGAGCACGACATGAAAGTGGTTTTGGTGGGCCACTCGGACTTGACGCCCATCATTAGCGACCGGGATTTGCGCGGGCTAACAGACACGCTCCAATTGGCGGCCGTGCTCGCCAGGTGCCAGCTCTTTATCGGCCTGGACAGTTTTCCGCTCCATGTGGCCCAGGCGATGGGGACGCCGAGCCTGGGGCTTTTTGGATGCACGCTGCCCGAGTATATAATGACGGACGGTAGTCCAAAGGCCTTCGTCCAGGGTGACCCGAGAATCGCGGAGTCCGGCGCCCGCCACTTCACGGCCGCGCAAGTCTCCATTCCTACGACCGGCGAATCCATGCTCTCGATCAAACCCGAATACGTGACCGCCAATGTCGACACTCTTCTCGAAGGAGCGACCGTAAAATGAACCTTGTTGGATTGGTCGTCTCCCGCAATCACCGCTCCCTCGACTATATGACGGTTGAGGCGGCGCGTTCCCTTATGCCTATTTGCGACACCGTCGTAGTAAGTGACATGCAGTCCGACGACGGCTCATGGGAGGACCTCGAGCAAAAGTTGGGGTCTGAGCACAAGGTGAGGCTGCGGCGCCAGCCCTGGGAAAAACCGCACAACGACCCGCAATGGTGGGTGAAGGCGCTTAATTACGCGCGCGAGCGCCTGGACCCCGAGGCGTGGCTTTTGCAGTTGGACGCTGACGAGGTCCTCGGGCCTGAAAGCTACTCCTCGATCAAACTGGCGATGCAGGACGAAACGGCCGGGATGTTTCGCCGCTATACGTTTTGGCGCGATGCGCAGCACCTTGTGCCCTGGAACAAATGCTGCGGGGAAATGGTGGCGCGACTTGGTCCAACGAAACTCTATTTGCCTTCCGACGAACCCGAGCCCGCGGTGCATCCAAATATTCGCGACCGGGCCGAGGTCTACTCGGGGCTGCATATTTATCACTATGGGATGATCCGTTTGCCCGATGCCTTCGTGGCCAAAAGTAGGGTGGTTCAAAACTGCTTTTTTGGGAGCGTGGACCCGCGCATCCACACGGCCCAAGAGAAATACGCCCGTTGGGACGACTACGACTTTTTCGACGGTGCTCCACTTCGTGATTTCGCCGGGAAGCACCCCGAAATCGTCCACCCATGGTTAAAAGACCGAGGATACCAATTATGACGCCGGAACAGTGGATGATTGATCGCGTGTTCCTGCGCCAGCCTTCGGACGACGAACTCTTTCGCAAGTGGACGAGCGACCTTCCTCTCCGCGCGGAGACAACGCCTTTTCACAGCGGCCCGCACTCGATTCGCCAATTCCGGGGCGCGATGGCGGTTTTGGGCCGCACGAATGGGTTTAACGTCCTCGAAGTAGGCTTTTGCCTCGGCCACTCTGCCCGCATTTTCTTTGGGCTCGGCGTGGATCATGTCGTCTCGATCGACAATTCCACGCGCCTCCAGACTAAGCAGGCCGCGGCAATCGTGAAGGCGACGCATAAAGACGCTTTCGAATTTATTTCTGGCGACACCGTGAAGGACCCCGAGCCGCTCCGCCTCCACCTCAAGGGTCACCGCTTCGATTTGATGTACGTGGACGGCAACCACAACCTCGACGGAGTCCAGGCCGACATCGACCTTGGGCTTAAACTCCGCATCCAGAATTTCCTCTTCGACGATTTCTATCCGCACTGGGGGCCGGGAGTTTTGCCCGCGATCAAGGATGCGAACCTCATCCCCTTGGCGAGTTTTGGAACGATGATGCTTTGCACAACCCCGGAGAAATACGCATGAGCTACAAAGAATTCTATAAGCCGACCGCCCGCGGCTTCGCGGCGTGTGATTCAGAAACGGAGCGCTACCGCTATGCGACCGCACCCTATTGCGCCGGGGTAGGGGTGGACGTTGCTTCGCAGGGGGTACCCGTGGTGCCCTGGGCTATCAGTTACGACCTCCCGGAGCCGGAGTTTTCCAAGTATTCGAACGGGCGACCGCCCAAAGGACCGCTCCATCTCCGCGGGTTCGCGGACAAACTCCCCTTCGAGTCGCAGTCCCTTGATTTCGTCTACTCGTCCCACTTCCTGGAGGACGTCTTTGACTGGATACCGGTCTTAAAAGAATGGAACCGAGTGCTTAAAGTCGGCGGCCACATGATTATTTTGGTGCCCGACAAAGAGCGGTGGTACGCAGCGATCCAGAAGGGGCAGCCGCCTAACTGTGAGCACCGGCATGAAGCTTACGTGGGGGAACTTTCAGCCGTGTTTGCCCAGTATTTTGGACACTACGAGATCCTAAAAGACGAGTTCACCGACGTGGTCCCGGAGGACTACACAATCCTTTTTGTCGCACGCCGGGTGCGATAGGGTCTTGGAGGGGTGTTGGATAGGGTTTGCAGTAGGGCCTTTGAGATTCTAAAGGGTATGCCCCTGTAATATGGATACTCTCATCGACTCCCAAAAATTCGACGATGTCGCGGAGGAACGGCGAATCAAAGATGTCGAATCCGCCCGCTCTCTCTACGAGACCTTTGTTTACTATAACTCCCAGCGGGCAGCGACCTACGTCCAGACCCGCAATCAATTAGAAGGCGGTCGGCCGTTTAGTCAGCACGACTGGGAAAAGCAGGGCAACAACTGGCAAACCAACGTCAATTTTGGTGACGCTCAGGCAGCGCGTGACCGGACACTCTTGCCCTACTGGCGGGCGGTCCACGGTGCCCCCCACGCGGCAAGTTTTGCGATTGACTCACGTGCTCCGGACTCTTCGCGGTGGGAGGTGGCGTTGGCGGAGTGCTTTGACCAATGGATCGCAGACTACGGGCAAAGCTACTTCGTGAACTATATGCGGTTCGCGAAAAACTTCGTGGACTTTGGGCCGGGCATGGTGGCGTGGCCTGATCCGGATAATCCCCGTTTCGAAGCGATCAATGTCCAGCGGGTTTACTTCCCGAAAAATTGCCACATGGACCAAGATAAATGGGAGTGCGTGGCCGTGGTGAGAGACATGAGTGGGGCGGAGCTCTATAACAAAATCCGGACGCCAAAGAATCAGAAGAACGCGGAGTATCTCGGCTGGAACTCCCAGGCAGTGAAGGCCGCTTTAGTCTACGGCAAAGATGGCACCTCTTGGGACGGCCGCGATTTCACGAAGTACCAGGACATGCTGGTTAATAACGATATTTCGGTGTCGTCAAAATTCCAGCCCCTTGAGGTCGTTTACCTCTACGTAAAGCAGTTCAACGGGAAAATCGGCTGCTACGTTTTCACGGTGACCGGGACCGGCAACGAGTTCTTGTATCGAAAGGAGGAATACGCCGAAAACTTTAAAGAGTTCCTCGGGGTGGTTTGGTACGACACTGGAACCGACGCGATGGTCCACTCGATCAAGGGTTTTGGGATTAAGAACTATCACTTTTCGGTCTTGGTGAATCGGATGAAGTCGCGGGTGTGCGACGGTGCCTCAATGGCCATGTCGATGAATTTCACCCGGACTCCGGACATGCCGGACGAGTCGCCCCCAATCGAGAATTACGGGCCGGTGAACGTCTTTCCGCAGGGCCTGACGCAGATGCAGACCTATCCCCAGTTTAGTCAGGGGCTCTCTATCATAGAGATGCTCGAGCAAAACCAGGCGGGTAATAACGCCCTTTACCGCGAACAGCAAAAGCAGATCGAGGAAACGGATACGGCAACCCAAGCGAAGATCCTCTCCGCTATGCAGGGCGACGTTACCGAGAGCTCGATGGCGATCTATTTGGCCCAGGTGGGAGAGAACATCTTTTCGCAGTGTTTTGCCCGGCTGCGCCGTAGGGGCAATACGAACGAGGACGCAAAAAAGTTCGTGAAGCGATTAATTGACCGCGGGGTGCCCAAGGAAATTATTCACGACGGAGATATTGTTACCCGCACCGGTACATCGGCAGGGATGAGTAACCCGGCCGCGCGTGCGATGAAATTCCAGCAGGTCATGGGGATGACGAGCCGAGCCGGTTGGAATACGCGCTGGTTCGATGAGCAATTTATCGCAAATGAGTTCGGCGCCAACGCGGTCAGCAAGGCGCTTCTGCCTGAGGGGCAAGAAAGTAAACCGATGCAACGACGCCAAGCGATGATGGAGAACGGCGACTTTAGCCAGGGCATGCCATTGCCGGTCGATCCGTCCGACGCACACGCCGAGCACATCGACGAACACCTGAAGCCCCTGGAGGCGATCCTTCAGCAATACCAGCAAAACGGCGGGCAAATTGATAAAGAGAAGGTGCCTGCGATGGTTATTACGATGGAGCACACGGGGCAGCACTTCAGTTTCCTCGTGAACGACGAAACCCAGAAAGCCGCCTACCAACAGCTATGGCCGCGCTTCAGCCAAGTTAAATCCATGGTGACGGGTATTCTGACCCGTCTGCAAAAAGAGCAACAGGCGCAGCAGCAAAACGGCCAAATGGGCGGACCGCCTAACATCCTGCCTTACGCCAACCCGGCGATGCAGGCTCGATAATCTATGACCAAAAAGAAAGCCCCGGCGAAGGCGCCCGTTTATCAGCGGCCTCTCGCCTTCCCGGTTTACGTCTATTCGCCCCTTGATTATAATGAGCGGGAGAAACTCCGGGGCATCATCAGTGACCCTGTATTTCAAAAAGCGATACGCAACGCCCATTCGAAAAAACCGGGCGTAAACCCAAGCGGGACGGGCGTTGCGCCGAACGGCGATTGCGCGACGATCGCGAGCAACCGACTTCATCAGCTCCAGGGGTGGGAGATGTTTGAGGCCGCCCTTTTTGCGCAGGCCGAAGAAGCCGCGCCACGCACCTTTATGCCACTGAAAGAAACGTATCCTACCGAATAACCCATGAAAACATTCCTATACAGTCCCGAAGGCGAAGGCAGCGGGGGCGGCAGCACTGGTGTCGTCGATGCGCCACCGCCAACTCAAGGGGGCGGCGAGCCCGACCTCTCCGAGATGTCGATGAGTGACGCGATTTCTAGCGTCTTTAAAGTAGACCCTAAACCCGCTCCGCCGAAGCCCAAGAAGGCCGAACAGAAACCGCCGGAGAAGAAGCCCGACGTTAAACCCGAAGTGAAGCCGGAGGTTAAGCCCGAGGCGAAAGAGCAAAAGCGCACGAGTATTTTCGATACTCCCGAGGCCGACGTGAAGCCGGAGGTGAAACCAACGATTCCGGACGACGTCCCGGAGACCAAATGGACCTCGGAGAATTGGAAGGCGGCAAACGAGTCGCGCAAGCGTCTCCAGCAAGATCTTTCCGCGAAAGAGGAGCGGCTAAAGAAGATGGAGCAAGAGCTCGCGACCTATCACCAAGTCGCCCCAGACACCGCCGAAATCGAAAAGCTTCGCGCCGAGCATAAAGCGTTTTCTGAGAGGGTGGCGCTCCTGGATTATCAGAATCATCCTGAATTTCAAAAGCAGTTCGTTGAGCCGAAGCAAAAGCTAAACGCGGAAATCAAAACGATCCTCTCCGATAACGGCGTGGAAGGATTCGACCTCCAGCGCGTCTTGAGTCTACCGCGCGCCGAGCAGGCGAAAGAGCTCTCCGCAGTGATGGAGAAAATGAACGATTTCGACAAAGGCGAATTCCGGATGCAGCTCCGTGAGTATCAAAAGCTCTCTGCCGCCGAGCAGGCCGCACTCGGCACGCATAAAGAGGCGCTCGCAACCTTGGCGCAGCGTAACCAGGCGAAACAGCGGACCGCCTTTGAAGGGAAATGGAAAACCACCTCCCTTGCGACCTTTGCTCAAAAGCTCGCGCCCCCGGAGGGCTCCAGCCCCGAGGATGTGGCCCGTATCGAGGCGCTCAATGCTGGGATCGACGGGATTCGCAGTACGGCCGAGAAGTACGCCTTTGCGTTGGGCGACGAACATCAGGCGGCAGACGTCGCGATCAAAGCCGCGAATTATGATTTCGTGGTCGGCCACGCGTTCCCAAGCATGCAGGCGGATTATAAGAAACTGCAGGATCTCTACCGAGCACAAACCACCAAGCTCCAGGAGCTCGCGGCACATAGGCCAGGCACTGATTTCGCGGGCGGCTCCGGACCAAAGGAGGTCGCAGAGGAAGACTTGCCAATCAAAGACCAAATCAAGAAGGTATTTCGTACTTAGTTTGGGTTGGACATTTCATGAAGACAAAGGGGTCGCCAAAGGGTGACCCCTTTTTTGTTTGCCTAAAGGCAAAGGGTATACCATTGGGAGGGTGGCTCAAACGGAAATAGCCGCCCGAAAAACGCATCATGGCAGGGGTAGCACCCTTGTGACCGAGGAAGAGCGCTTAGCGCCAACTCAGTCGGATTCCACGTTAGCAATCTTTCACTGCGTTAGCTTTCCCGTCATGGCATATTGCCCTTCGCTACAGGATCTTAACTCCTTGATGGTTAAGACCAAGAATCAGTTCGACAAACAGATGTACGCCAAGTTTTGGCAAGAAAACATCTACACGTCGATGTTCCCACGGTTGGAGTACGATCTTTCTGAAGGCCAAACCCCTTCGGTCATCTCCACGACCTATGAAATGCCCACCGAAGAACCCATTGGCACGGCCATGGGCTCAATCACTCTTTCGGGCGGCACCGGTAACGCCTGTTTGGTCGATGCGACCGTAGTTAAGTCTGGATACACGACTCGCGACTACAGTCTGATGACTAAGGCGTTTGAGTCCGAGGTCATTTGCTTGACCGATCTCCAGTTCAGCTACCAGGCCGAACAGCAGATTGCCAATAAGCAGCGCGGTCTTTCCGAGTTCACGACCCGCTGGTGGGCTTCGTGGTACATGGCTCAGAACATCGGCATGATCGACACGAAGCTGTCGACCCTGGCTAACGGCTCCTTCGACGAAGAAGTGAACGCCGGATACGATCCGTTTGCAGGCCTCACGGCCCCCACGGTCGAACTCGAGTGGGATCACTTGGATCCTCTTTACGATCGCCTTGCCCGCGTCGGCGGTGTCGAATACGCGGTCGGTCAGGCCGGTGGCATGCCAGCCTACGCCCTCAACGTCGGTCCCGGCTACAAGCGCAAGCTGTGGCAGGTCGATCAGGGTGTACGCGACACGGTGAACTGGGGCGACGCATTCGAGAACTTCACGCCTCGCGGTATCAATATGGCCGTCTATGGTTACATCCCGAACGTGGAGCTGTATCCGTACCGCTACGACGGTGCCATGCGCTGGATTCCTCCGTTCCTCAACGTGGACGCGACCAAGGGCCGCAAGGCTATCCCGAATCCCGCATACCGCACCACGGCCTCGCCGGGTGGGGCAGCGGTGTACGAGGTCGTCTCGGTTACCGCGCGCAACATTTACGAGGTGCGGGTCCGTCCGACTTCGCCGACTAGTTTCGCGAAGGCGCGCTTTGACCCCGTCACCTACGCGGGCGACGTCCGATGGATCAACAATCCGGATATGTGCTACAACAAGCTCGGTAACATGGGCTTTTTCCGCTTCGACATCCAGGTCGCAGCCAAGCCCATCTTCCCGGACAACGGCTTCTCCATCATCACGCTCGCCCTGGATTAAGGTTTGTCTCCGTCTGCCTGCTCTGGCCCTACATTCCTCAAAAGAGTGTAGGGCTTTTTTCTAAATGCCGCTCTTCAAATTGGCAGGTGCCACTGGCACAGTGACGAGCGTGGGCCTCACGGCCCCGTCGTCGATCTTCGCCGTTACAGGAAGCCCTGTGACGACGGCGGGGGTGCTTGCGCTGGCTCTTGTAGCTCAGGCGGCCAATACGGCCTGGATGGGGCCAGCCGCGGGTGGGCCAGCCGACCCGACTTTTCGCGCCCTGGTAGTCGCCGACATCCCGGATCTTTCGGGGGTTTATCAGCCGCTAAATGCGAAACTCACCTCCATCTCGGCCCTGGCCAACGCCGCGGGGGTTTTAACCAATGATGGGAGCGGAGTATTTAGCTACACGACGCCCAGTGGGGGCGACTTCGTCGGCCCTTCCTCGGCTACCGATAACGCCGTTGTTAGGTTTGATGGGACGACCGGCAAGCTGGGGCAAAACTCGCTCCTCATTGTCGACGACTCGGGCAACATCTCGAGTGGAGGCGCCCTCCCTGGCTCCACGGCCTTTTATATCGAGCGCTCGGGCCACTCGATTTTAACGATGGCGTCCACGGGCCAGGACGCCCGGATGCGAATGATTCGCCCGGATAATTCCAAGAGTGCAATCATGGAATTTATTCGGGGCACCACGGACGAGTGGTATATGGGGACGCCCTACACTGCCGCAACTCCAGATGGTTCCGGAAATCAGTTTGTCGTTAATTACTACGACGGGACTGACCACACTTTTCTTTCGATCGACACTGCTGGCTCGGTTGTCTCCGCTGGGAAAATCCAATCCGGCGGGTCCTTGATAGCTACCGGCTACTCGAGTTTTAGTGGGCTCGGAGTGAATTACGGCGTGAGTGGGGGACTTGGGTATTTTCAATCGCTCAACGCCAGTACTCCAAACGAGCTCAATATCGACGCGACGCCGCTCATTTTCAGGGGTGCAAGCTACACCGAATACTTCCGAGGGACCGCAAGCCTATTCAAGATAGAAACGGCTCTTCAGCTTTCGACTCTCGGTGCGGGAACGCTTGTTTCTGATGCGAGCGGAAACATCTCGGTCGCGGGCTCAGGGCCGGGAACAGGCACCGTGACAAGCGTCGGGCTCACCGTCCCAAGCTTTCTTTCTGTCGCGGGTTCTCCGGTAACGACAAGCGGAACTCTTGCGGTGACGCTCGGCACGCAATCGGCGAACACGGTTTTCGCTGGGCCGACGACTGGCTCAGCGGCGGCACCGACTTTTCGCGCACTCGTGGCGGCCGACTTCGCGAGCATCCCCGCAACCACATTCACAATGGCGACGGCTCGCATTCTGGGCCGCACAACCGCCTCAACCGGCGCTGTCGAGGAACTGACCGCCGGGGCCTCGCTCACGCTTAGTACTGGTTCTCTGAATACAGTTCAGGATATTCAGACGAGTGCGTCGCCCACGTGGGTTAGCGTAACCACGACTTCGGACTCCAATTTCAACGGCGTTAAGGTGGGGCGCGGGGCAGGGAACGCTTCAACCAACACGGCCGTTGGGCTAAATGTGCTCAACGCGAATACGACGGGCGCGAGTAACACCGGTTTGGGTGTCGCGGCACTCACATCAAATACGACCGGCGTCCAGAACGTGGCGCTCGGCCGCCAGGCCCTCAATAGCAACACCGAAGGCAGCGACAACATGGCCATCGGCAGGGCCTGCATGCAGTCCAATACGAAGAGCAGTAAAAACACCGCTGTTGGAACCACCGCCCTACAAAACCATAACCTCACGACCGCGGGAGACGGGCTTAACACCGCGGTCGGCTATTCAACCGGATTGGGTATCACGACCGGCACGGGCAACACGATTCTCGGCGCTAATGTGACGGGACTCGCAGCTGGCCTCACGGACAATATCATTCTCGCGATTGGTACGGGTGGCGCCATTAAGGCGCAGTTCGATGCCACTAATTGGACGATGGCCGGAGGCCTTACGGTCGGCACCTATCTCCAGACGGCTGCGCCCACAGGAGGGACCGCCCAAACCTGGCGACTTGGAAACCGCACGGCTGGCGCCGCCGTCCAGGGAGGCACCGTACGGGTTGAGATTAACGGGGCCGCGGTCGACCTCCTGACCACTTAAAATCATGGCGCTTCAAAAATTCACACAACCCCAGGTAAACGCCCTCCGCTCACTTCTCGGTCAAGAAGGCTGGGCAAAGGATTTCGGCGACTTCTACGACGCGGGAAAAGCACTCTCTGAGTGGCCGAAGGAGAAATACCTCCCTTCAACGGCCCGCCCCGAGGAGTTCGCAAGGCTTGGTGAAACGGTCCACGAGTTCGAGGTGAGCGACAAAGCAAAAGGGGTCATCGAGAAAGCGCTTCGCCATTACATCGCGCGAGCCGCTCCGCCCACCCAGGAACATTTCGCAATCATGATGGCCCTCGGAATTGAAAGACTATGATCCGTCGCACCCTAGGACAAGCCCGCGCCAAACTCGCCCGCATCGCCGGAACGAGTGGTTTCAAGATGAACGATCCGCGCATTGTGGACCGGATTAACGACGCGACCGAAGAACTGATGAACGAGGGCGATTGGCCCGGCGTCGTCGACCGTTACCTCTTCTCCTCGAATACAGGCGACATTATTTTGCCGTCATTCCTTGACCGGATTATGGGGGTGGCGCTCAACAATATTCCTTACTCAATGCGGTCGCCGTGGTATGAGTTTGTTGAATACGGCCCTGGCCCGCAGGGTGGCTGCAACTGGATCGACACAGTAATTGACCGGGACGAGACCCCGCTCCAATTCGCCTTCCCTGGGACGGGCGGCCCTTACTCCCTCTATACGAAATGCGAGCTCGATGAAGACGTGGACGGCATCACGCCAACGATGCTTGTTCAGGGATTCCTGTATAATAGCCGCCGAGAGGTCCGCTCTTTCTTTGGCACCGGCTATATCACGGGCGAGCAGCTTGACCTTTCAACCCAGTTTTACGGCACGGCTCAGTTCAGTGAAATTACAGGTGTGGTGAAGCCGGAGACCAACGGCTACGTTGAACTCTGGGCCACGAACGGCTTTCCGTCGCAAGACGTGCTTCTTGCAAGCTACGCCCCGCAGGAGACGACGCCAAGCTACCACGCTTACTTTATTCCCGCACTCAAGGGCGAGTGGCTCGGACGTTCCGTTTGTCCGCCCTGCTACCAGAATTTCACCAACATGCAGATTTTGGTGCGCGGGAGGCGGCGGTTTGTGCCCGTCGAAAACGACAACGACATACTCATCATCTCGAACCTCCCAGCACTCATGAGTATGATTATGGCCATTCAAAAGCGTGAGATCTCGGACATCGAGGGCTACGGCCAATATAAAGGCGCCGCCGTGGATATTTTGCGCAAAGAGGCCTTCAGTTACCGCGGCAAGGCTCGCAACCCGGCTATCACTTTCGACCCAGGTGCCTCCATGGGTGACATGATTTATGTGCGATGAACCGCATTCCTATAGCAGACTGGGCCGCACAGGCGCCATGGGACGGGATCTTTGGCAAGCCCTCTTGGGTTGGCACGGCCGGTCCCCTCGTTGATCTTTCGGGAGTAACCTGGCAGGGGCAACCGCCCGGGTTTGTTTATTGGAATGGCGTCAGGTTTCTCTCGACGACAGTCGCCATAGGCCCCGGGGGCGGCGGAACGAAGATCTTAGACGGCGACCAACCCGCGCTTGCGGTGCGCCGCCGACCCCCAGGGAACCCTTACGGCGAGTTCGAAAACATCTGGGCCAGGTATTGCTTCAACGTGAGGCTTTACGGCGCCACAGGTACGGGCGTGGATGACCTCGCGGCCATCAATGCGGCGATTTTCGACCTCAACCTGGCCGGAATGGGGATGTTGTATTTCCCGGCGGGCCGCTACGCCTGCTCCGCGCCGCCGGACAGGATCACCGGCTTTGCCCTGGTGAAGGGCGATGGACTCGACGTCACGACACTTATTTTCGAAGGGGGCAACGGCTTTACTTTCGACCCCGCCTCGGACGGTTGGAACGGCGCCGAAGGGTTCGCCGTCGAACAGGTGGGGACAGCACTGTCTTTCCTCTCGGGGAAAGCGCGGGTTAGTTCGGTCACCATAAACTGCACGGAGGTGGGGCTTAGTCTCGGCTCGGCCTCATCTCCGGTCAGTGGGGCCAATATCACCGACGCCCATTTCCTGAGTGCCGGGACGTCGGCCATTGCGGTGCGGGCCTTTGGGGACGCGATCGACTTTTCAGACTCCGAAATCTTGGGCTCCGGCGAACCGTGGTTTAGAGGGGTCTCTCTCGAGGAAGGGCTCAACGCGGCCTTTCACGATCTCTATATTTCTAACTGCGAAGAGGAGGCGATTTTTGTCGGTACTAGCGTAACGGAGTCTCGGATACATGACATCACTTTTGGCGCCATCCTTGGAGCACTGGCCGTGAGTGACACGGGGACGAGTAACTACGTGAATGAACTTTTCGGGATTGGCGGCAACGTCGACACCCGTTTTGACGACCGCAAGGAGCTGTACACGGTTTTTGGCTGGGGTCCCGGCACGGTCGCGCCTGGCTACGGGTTTTATGAGGATTTCCTCGTCCCGGGCGCGGCCCTTGGGGACCAATGTATCCTCGGGGCGCCTTACTCATTTTACGAGGGCGTGTCGTCTGATATTCGCGTCATCGCCGCCGACTCGGTTCGGGCGACGCTTTTTAACCTCGGGACGGCGCAAATCGACCTGCCTGTAGGCAACTGGAAAATGCGGATCTTCAACTAAACCTTTTATGCAACCCGGCTGGATTCCCCAAATCTTTTCCACCTGTGAACTCGGTGTTTCGAGTGCGTTTGAGCCGGAGCTCATCCCGGACAACCAGCTCGCCTGGATGAAAAACGGTGTGGCGCGTGGCGGCAAAGCCTCCACTCGTCCCTTCCTTAAGCAACGGCTGATACTGCCGACCGGGGTCGTTCAGGGTGTATCTTATTTTTCGATACAGAGTGGCATGCTCATCATGCAAATCGCCGGACATGAGTATCGAGTGAGAATCTCCAACAAGAGTTTTTCTTATGAAGAAATCCCGCTCTCCTTCCTCAACTCGGCCGCCATCCCTGAGGTGTGGATGCAAGAAACCGTGGGCTCGATCGTCATCCAAGACGGCCAGTCCTACCCTATTATTTACGACGGCTCGACGGCTCGACGCTCCAATGTTCCTGGCGAAGAGGTTCCTATCGGTCGAATGATGGCATTCGGGAACGGGCGCCTCTGGGTTGCGATCAACGATAACGAACTGGTGGCCGGGGACATCAAAACCAAGGTATTTCAGAGCGAACTTAAATTCACCGAGGGGCAATATTTCAGCGGGGGAGGAGCCTTCTACTTTCCCTTTAAGCAAGTGGGACTTGCCTTCATTCCCGCCTCGGGAGCGGCAGGCTACGGCGCCCTCATGGTCTTTGGCCAATCGCAAACCCAAGGGGTGCGCGCGGACATCGCCTCTCGCAACCTGTGGCCCGACTTCCCAGGCTTTATTCAGCCGGTCCTTTTGTCCAACGGGGCCATCAGCCACTTTTCGATCGTCGAGGAAAACCAAGATCTTTTCTGGCGGGACGGCAACGGGGGCATCCGCTCGATTCGGAGCACCGCCACGGCCGAGGTTTCCGGACCAGGTAACACGCCCATTTCGCGAGAGGTTGCGAGGATCACCGACTTCGAGTCGGTCCACCGGCTAAGCCAATGCTCTTCGATCAACTTTAATAATCGGCTCCTGATGACGGCGTCCCCGTTCATCAATATTTACGGAACGACTTCCTACAAAAACCTCATCTCCTTGGACTTTGCGCCTATGTCCAGTCTGGCCGGTAAGGCGCCTCCAGCTTACGACGGGCAATGGGAGGGGCTGAACTTCGTTCGTTTAGTCCAGGGCAAGTTTCAGAACATCCGCCGGGCCTTCGCCATCACTACAGACGACGACGGACTCAATCGCCTGTGGGAAATTACGGACTCAGGTCAAGCGGATCTATACGAGGTTTGTGATAACGGAGAGGCCGTTCCAGTGAATTCCGCGGTGCCCATGGTTCTGGAGTATCCAGCCCGCGCCTTTGGGGATCCGAAGCGGCGCAAGCGACTGGAGCGCTGCGACGTCTACCTCGCCGGGCTCGATGGCCAGAGCGAGCTCACGGTCTATTGGCGCGCGGACAACTACCAAAAATGGAGCCAGTGGGACGACGTTTCGGCCTGTGCGAAGACGACCGACGCGGCGGTAAATAGCCCGCACGCCTGGAAAAATCTCCGTAAGCAAGAGCGCCCCCAGACGAAGACCTTCTCCATTCCAGACGGCATGAATCAGATGACCGAGCGTGCCTTGCACGTGGGGTTTCAATTCCAAATCCGGATCGTCCTCCGCGGGAAGGGCCAAATCTTTCGCACGGTAGTTTATGCCTCGATGCTCGACGAGGAACAGTTCGCGGACCGCGACAGCACATTCTCGGAGTGTATCGAAAATGATGTTACGGGGAACGAAATCGTTTATGCCCTGCAGCCCACGACTTGCCCGCCTATTGTGCTACTCGACGTCAACGTCTTCCCGGCTGGCCTGGATTACGGTTACATGGGTCCGGACGGGAAATTCTACAACCCGCGATCGAGCGATGTTCTCCTCAATGGCGCCTTTCCTTTCGGTGGTCTGGCTATTTGGCAAAACCTCGGCCCGGCGGATGCGCCCACAGGTCGCACTCTTCTGACTTCGATTAGCTATAGTGACATCATCGCCGCCAAGGCCGACAACGCTGGCATTATTGATATTACCGACATCGTCCACGCCCTCACGAGTCCGGTGTCCCTATTCTTTACCGCAATAGGGTTTTATGACTACACGATCGAAATCGCGCTCGCCGCCGATTTGTCGGACGAGTCGGAAATGGAGGCGATCGATTTTCTGAACACCCCGAACGCCACGAGCCCTATCACCTATCACTGGGTGGAGTTGCGAGGGCCTGGCTTCACGCTTCTGGCCTACGAGAACAACCTCGGGGGCATCTATATGACGAACGCGCCCGCCGCTGGCGGGACGGTCACCCTCGGCCTTAATATTCCAGCGATGGAGCCGCCGTGATAAGTTTCTTCATGTATGTTTTCCGCGAGCCGCCGCACCAGGTTTTAGCGACGGTCGCCCGATTGCGAGAAGTCTACCCGGACGCCGACGTGTTCCTTGGGTATGACGGAGGTACTCCCTACGGCGTTCAGGGCGCTGAAGAGATCGCGTTTAGCCACGCAAAGGAAGATAGGTTTGGCGGCCTCTGGACGCACCGCTACCTGACCGTCTGCCTTTCGAGATCCAGGCAACCCTTCGTGATGCGAGTCGACCCAGACACGGAGTGCCTTCGACGGATGGATAGGCCCGCCTTTAGTGAAGGGCTCTTTGGGTGCTACCGGAATATAGGCACCCCGGAGTATCCGGCTATGTTTCTACATGGGGCAGCGCTAGGCTTTACCCGCGCCACCGCCGAAGAATTTGTCGCTAACGGGTGGATGCTTAGCCCCGAGTTTATTAACTCGGCCTTCAAGACCGTTGACGACAAAATGGTCCTGCATGTCGCGCGAGAGCGTGGAATCTCTATTCACGACCGCCCGGACTTTTCGTGCGGTCTTTTAGGTCAGTGCGCAAATCCCACGTTTCGCCATCGTCGACCGTGGGAACCTGAATTTAAAGGCCCTAGGGTGTTTGATGCCCCTTTAGGATTGCTCAACGGTACACCCTTGAGGTATTGCCAGACACACACGTCATGGCTCTAAACGTTAATCTCCAGGCCCTTCTTGTTCCGGATGGAACAGAATTCCCGGGCACCGTCCAAGATTTTCTGGACCTGATCGCCCAGTACATGGAGATCACGGGGCTGGAGGACTTCAATGGCGTGAACTACGGCGCGACCGAGCCAGCCGCCGAAGACCGTGACAAGGCTTGGTTTAAAACGGACGGCAGCGGCACGCCGCTGGGCTGGTACACGTGGAACGGCACCGCTTGGGTCGTCCTGCCAGCGAAGGCAACCGTGGGCAACCTGGCGGCCCGCGACGCGATCCTCACTCCACAAGACGGCCAGCTATTCCACCTTATCGGCACCGGCCTTTATGCATGGGTGGAATCCGAGGCCGAATGGCAGGCCGCCGCTCCGGCACCGGTTCCTGGAGCGAGCTACGACAAGAGCTTCTTTTTCGAATCCTATCAGCAGCTCGCGAGCATCAGTGGCTCGGTGAGTTCGTGGACCGAGGTCGACCTGACGGACTTCATTGCAGATGCCGGACTCACCACAGTAAAGGGCGCTTATATTGCCGTGGAGGTTGCCTTCCCGGATCAAGGTTTCGGCGGACCGCAGACCTACACGGTTGCCCTTCGAGTCACTCAAGACAACACGGTTTCGACCTCGAGCAACGCGCTTCTCAAAGCCCTGGCTCAGGGGACTCGCGATGACTCCCGGACAAGTGCCGCCGCGCAAAATTCCGGCGTGCTCCCGCTGCCGACGAATAGCATTTACTATTCGGCGTCCTCCACTGCCTCAGGCACGACTGGAACGGTTTGGCTCATGGGCTTCCTTTACTGATGATCGCCTCTTTCCAAGTTATCGACGGGTTTTGCGACCAGATCGAGCAGGTCGTCAAATCGTGTCTTAATTCCGGTTTTGGAAAGTGGAACCCAAATCAGGGACTCGTGGGGAGTTCGAAATATGACGGGATGAATTTTTGGGGTGACCACGCGCTAATGCTACAGGCCCTCGCCGCGGCGACCGCCAGCGCCGTTTTCCCCAACGCGATGTTTTTCAGGAATACGAACAAAGAAACCGAAAAGGCCTACATCCACTCCGACCGCCACAGCGGCAATCACACGTGCATCGCGTACCTATCGAAACACGAAGAAAATACTGGCACCGCGTTCTGGCGCCATCGCCGGACCGGGCTTACCTATATGCCGCCTTTCGACGTCCAAAAAGATCAGGGTATCTTCGAGGAACTAAAGGCGGATATGGTCAGTACCGATCCAGACAAATGGGAGCAGCTCGACTATGTGAGGGCCGTATTCAATCGAGCACTACTTTTTCAAGCTCCACTATTCCACAGCAGGTGGCCACTGGAGGGGTTTGGTTCGACCTCTGCTGGTGAGGATCGCCTGGTATGGGCCACGCATTATTTTAAACTCAACGCCTCGGGAGGGCTTTACTAACATGGCAGAAGTATGGGCAGCCGCCGCCGCTGTGGTCGCCGCCGGAGCGTCCGCTTATGGCACATATCAATCCGGTCAAAATGCTAAAGCTGCCGCGAATCGCCAGGCGCCCGGCCTCGATATAAACGCGGTTACTCGAGACTCCGCTGTGGCGAACGTCCAGGCTGAGCCGGACATCGAGGCTCTTCTCCACTCTGCGAACAAGTTTAACGCGAAGGAAAATCTTTCCCTCCTTGAAAAAGCTATTCCCGGCTACAGCAAAATCCAAGGTAACCTCGCCACCTTGGCGCAAAACGCTTCAGCCGACCCCTACGCGTTACCCCAGGGCGTTGCCGATAATCTCACCCGTCTCGCGGCGGAGCGCGGAATTTCTACGGGTGTGCGCGGGCAAGCCGCCGACTATTCCTTACTCCGCGACTTCGGCGTAAACGAGTTGGCCTACGGGCAACAGAATATCGCCAACACTCAATCCATTCTCGGAACACTCGCGGGCCTCGGCAAGGTCAGTCCTCTTTCGCCTCTGTCGTTTTACTCGACTCCTGGGCAGGCCTTGGGAGCCAGCGCCACAAACATGAGTGCCAACCAGGCCTCGATAAATGCGCAGAACGCGGCGAGCCAATACGCGACAGATAGCACGTGGGCCGGAATTTCGAAACTCGCGGGGGCGGCAGCGACGTACGGCTCAAGTTATAATAGCGGCGGTGCCGGTGCGAGTCTGCCTTCGTCTAGTTCAACGGCTAGCTCGGTCGGCAACTACGGCGCCTTCTGTTGGGTGGCGCGCGAGGTTTACGGCGAGGGTATGGACTGGATTGAGTTTCGCTCCTGGATGCTCCGCAACGCGTCCGCGGACTTCCTGACGTTCTATCATCAGCACGGTCCGGAGATCGCCGATAGGATTTCGGGCGACGAAAAGACAAAGGGCTTCATCCGGCACCTCATGGACGAACTCAAGAAACGCTAGCCATGGCCGAAGCAACCTTCACTCCTTACCTTCCTCCCGGTGGCATCGTCGACGCCGCTTTCTCGGGCGCGAATCAAATGCAGTCCATCATGGACCGCGGGCAAATGATGCGTCAGCGCCAAGAAATGGCGGACCGGCAACGCGAGATTTACGAGGTCGGAAAGCCCGTGATGGAGGCAAAGGCTCAGGCCGATTTGGCGGTTGCCCAGGGCACGCTCTATAATGCGCGGCTCGTTCAACAGCTACGCACTCAGTTTGGCGCTCAGTCGAAAGAGGCGGGCGACGAATACCAAAAGGCAATGCAGCTGCCGACCTACGAGGAACAGGCGTCAGCCCTTTCGCAGATCGCTCAGAAGTATTCATATTTTGAACTCATCCCGGAGGGGAAGCCGTTTATTTCGACAGTTCAGAATATGCAGCTCCAACAGCATAACAGTGCGATTTTGAATTCGAAAGGACAGCAGGCTTTGGAGCGCGAAAAATTACGGGCAGAGGGAAGACTCGCCGAGATTGAGGCGAAGGGTGACGAGACGCGACGGACCAACGCGGAGAAGCAAACCCCCGAGATGAAAGACGCCCAGGCCGCGGTCGACGCCGAAGCAGCTGGCGATACTGAAACCGCCAATTTTCTGCGCACGGTTAAGCGTAGCGGAAAGGGTGAGGGCACGGCTATTTCATTGGCGAACGAGATCACGAAGCGGCAACTCGATCCGAAAGCGGATCCGAAAATCACGAGCCTCTTAATCGACGTGCTAGCCAAAGACGGACACTTCAAGGAGGACTCGAAAAAGGAGTTTCTGCAGAATATCGACGCGATGAAAAAAGCCCAGGCGGAGGGCGATGAAACGACGTACCGCCAGCTCAGTGCGCGAAACCGCTACCTCGCCACACGGGCAGACATGGCCAACACTTACGATCCGGAGCCGCCGCCAGCGCCGCCCAATATGCTCCAGCGCGCATTTACTGGGGTGAAGGAAAAAGTCTCCGGTCTTTTAAGCTCCGAACCAATTCCAGCGCCAGCGCCGCCCGCTGCTCCGCCAAACACGAAAACGGTGAAGGTCGACGGCAAAGACTATCCCGTTTACACGGACGCCAAGGGCAACCGCGCTTATCATAAAGACGGGAAATATTATCCCATCCCCTAATGCCTTTCGACGCCTCAACCGCCACGTTGGAGGCCGAGCCTCAGGTGGCAGGCTTCGACCCTTCGACAGCAACGCCCGACACTTCTAAGGCCCAGGCCTTTGATCCGTCCACGGCCACGCCAGTCAAGGAGGACATTCCGGATACGGTGATCCGTTCGGCTCCCGAAGAAGGAACTTTTCATAAGATCGTCCGGACGACACGCGAGGCCCTGTCGCCCATCGTTGGTCCAACGGAGCGGCAGCGCGAAGAGCGCGAACAAGAGAAGCGAAACCTCGCGCGTCAATTCCCATCACTCGCGGCCAAGGCCGAGGCGGCTGGAGGCAGCGAGATCGAGAAAAAAGGCTTCCTGGGCGGTATGATGACCAACAAGGCGCCGTGGGCCTTGGCGGTCAACGACGGGGAAGCGGTCCGAGAGAAGGGTAACCCGCTCGCCGAGGTGCTTCTCGCCCCAAAGGAAAAAGACGATCCGACTTCGCTGAAGATCGCCAAGGCGCTTTACACGCCGATTGCGCACACGATAAACGCCTTCACTTCTCCCGTGGGTCTGATGACGGCCTCACTTGGTCCGGCGGCGGAGGGGATTCTGGGGCCGAAGTCCGGCCTGGCGACGGCCGCACCTGAGTTTGTTGGGCCTACGAAAATCGGCGGCGAGACACTCCCATTGCTCCGAAAGGTTGAGGGCGGGGTGGCGGCAATCTTCGCCTCCGACATGGCGCGCGGCCTGGCCGAGAGTCTCCCAGACGCCTACGCCAAATGGTCGAACCCAGACGTCGACGTCCAAGACAAGATTCAGGCCGGTGTGGAAATCGCTTTAAACGCGTCAATGGCAGGCCTGGCGGGTGTTGGGGCCTATAAGGGATTAAGGCCCGCTGACGTGGCAGGAATGCGGCCCACTGAAGCAGTGAAGGCGCTCGCCGAAGCGTCCGGTAAGTCCGTCGAGGAAGTGGCGGCCGACGCGCACAAGAATTTCGAGGAAATCATCGGTAAGCGCGAAGACGTGAAGCCCACGGAGAACCAGGCGGAGCTAAACTTCGACGCGAATACAGCTGTTCCGGATACGTCGCCGGACGTAATGGCGCCGCCGTCGTGGCGCTACGAGATTTGGCGGCCGAAGGATCGCGCTCCAATCGTCAACGTAACCCGCTTTACACCGGGCGAGCAGAGGATAGCAGAATCGCGTTCACTGGCCGATTGGCAAAAGGAGCATCCCGACCTCCCGATTCCACACGAGGATCACCCAGAGGGCAATTTTTCAGAAGAGCAGGTCCGTGGATTCGAGCCGCGTGAGTCGGAAATGGTTGCCGAACAAGACGCAGAATACACGCCTGTTGGTTTGGGTGCGGCCACGCGTGAGGAGATGACGCCGAAGCCCAGCGTCACTGGGATCAAAAATGCCGACATTGATGCGGACCGGGCAGAGCGCGGTTTGCCTCCTCTCATGGATACGGCCCGGCGCAGCTGGGGGCGCGTCTGGGACCAGGCGATGAAACGGATCGACGACGTCGCAAACGAAGGCGAGGACGCCGCCAACGAGATTATTGCGCGCCAACTCGACAAACCCGAGAGTCTCTCGGACGTCGAGCAAGCCATTCTTCTCCATCGGCGAATCGACCTGAAAAATCAATATGACCGAGTTGCGGCTCGGCTCATTGAGGGGCACGAAATCGGCAGCGACGTAACGATCGCCTCGGACCGTTTAAAAATTGCGCAGCTAGAGGATCAACTTAACGACCTGGAGCAGGCCAATAAGGCCGGAGGCGCCGAGTCTGGCCGGGGGCTCGCAGCTCGGAAGATGATGGCGCGGGAGGATTTCTCTCTCGCCAATATGATCATGCGTAAGCGCGCCAATAAAGGCGGAGCGCCGCTGACTGATGCGGAGCGTGCCGAGGTCGGAGCCGCTCACGAAAAGATCGTGGAGGCCCAGCGCGAGCTCGACCTTCACACTGAGAAAGGAACGGAACTCGAAAGCGAAACGGCAGCAGACGAGGCCGTCGAGAAACTCAAGGATGAGGTTTCCGCTGAAGACCCAGAGAAAGCAAAATCCTTCGACCTCGATAAAGAGCGGGACCGCGCGATCGAGAATATTAAAAAGCGCGTGGAGGACGACGCGCCGCCCGAGGACCTCACCGCGTTTATTCGCAAGCTCGCTGAAAACTTTGTCCGTCGAGGCGTCAATGAGCGTAATGCTTTAGTGGATGCGGTTCACGGCGTGGTTAAGGAAATCGTTCCGGAAATGGACCGTCGTCAGGTGATGGATGCGATTTCTGGGTACGGCGATTTCAAGCCGCTCGACCCGGACGCGGTCAAGGTCCAGCTGCGCGACCTTAAAGGACAGATGCAGCAGGTCGCGAAACTCGAAGACATGCAGAAAGGGCAAGCGCCCTCAAAGACTGGCATTGAGCGTCGAACTCCGAGCGATGAAGAGCGCCGACTTATTAAGCAAGTGAACGAGATGAAGCGCAAAGGCGGCTTCAACGTCACAGACCCGGCGAAGCAGTTGAAGAGCGCTCTGGACGGGATTAAAACGCGCCTGACGAATCAGATTGCGGACCTCACGCACCAAATCGAGACGCGCACTCGAATCGTGAAGGATAAAACCAAAACGCCACTCGATGCGGAGGCCGAGGCTCTCACGAAACAGCGCGACGCATTAAAGGAACAGTTCGACCAAATATTTGAAAAGCCGGGCCTGACGGACGAGCAAAGGCTGAGCCTTGCCGAGAAATCGGCGGACCGGCAAATCGTCGAACTCGAACGACAGATTCGAATGCAGGAAGTTTTCCCGAAAGGGAAAACGCAGGAACTGAAAAGCGCCGCGCTGGAGGCGAAGCGCGCCCGCATCGAAGCACTCAAAGAGGAACGGCAACATATTCGTGAGAGTATCCAACCCGGCCAACTTAATGAGCAACGACTCGGGGCGCTAAAGACGCGCCTCACAAACCGCATCGCCGAACTCCAGGAGCGTCTCGCTAATTCCGATTTTGGGCCGCGCCAAAAGAGGGTGCCGGTTGAGTTGGACGCCGAAGCAGAGAGGCTCCAGGCGGCAGCGAGCCGGGCGAAGCAAGATTTCGACACAGCGCTGCTTAAAGACCGCCTCGCCAATCGTCCAATGCTCCAGCGGATGAAAGACACTTTCGTCAAATGGCAACGGGGTTTCCTTCTCTCGGGCGCTGTGACCCTCGCAAAGCTCCAGGCCGCAGCGCTTGTGCGCTTGGGGGTGAGCGCCGCCGAAGAGGGAATTGGCGGGGCTCTATCGAAAGCCGTTCCTTCGGTTGCGAGCCGCGCGCCACGCGAGGGCGGCTTCAGTTTAAAAGCTGAATCGAAAGCGATTTCTTCGGCGCTCACCCAGGGTATGCGCGATGCGTGGCAAACACTGCGAACAGGGCGGAGCGACCTCGAAGTGAATTACGGCAAAGGAAAGGACGGCGCTGTGCGCGAAAGCGATATTCTGCCGCGGTCCATGATCGACTTTTTCGGCTCCCTTCACGGAGCGCTGAAGGCGCCGGTCAAGCGCGCGGAGTTCGAGCGCTCACTCCAGAAGCGGATTGAGTTCTACCTCCGCAATAACGCGGACATGAGCGACCCCGCGGTTCAAATGAAGGCAATGCTGGAGACGTTTAAACAGGAGGCCTATAAGGACGCGGCGCGCTCCATTTTCCTGCAAGACAACGTTCTCGTTGACGCGGTCAATTCGTTCATCGCTCGCCTTGAGCGCCCAAATAAGGGGACCGGAAAACCGAGCGCATTCGGCACTGTCTCTGCTGGCGTGGCCAGGGGGCTTTTCCCTATCGTCCGCGTGCCGCTTAATATCGTGGCCGAAACGGTCCAGTACGCCACCGGGCTTGTGAGTGGTTCGACGCGACTGGCACTCGCATTCCGGCGGGGTATCGAAAAACTCCCTCCCGAACAGGCCGACTTGATCATGCGCGACCTAAAGAAAGGAATTATCGGGACGGCGGCATTGGTTCTTGGATACGCTTTCGCGGATGACGTCGGGGGCTACTACACGGGGGAGAAGCAAAAACGCACCGACGCCAAATTCGGGACGATACGGATTCTCGGGCACAATATTCCGAGTTTCCTGCTCCACAGCCCGCTTTTAGAGGTGGCCCAAATCGGGTCAACGATTCGGCACGTCCTCGACAAAAAGATCCGCGGCGCCGACCAAAGTCTCGGCTCTGCTGTTTGGATGTCGGCCCTTGGTCT